GAGTATATAAGCATTTCCTTACAGCAAAAGAAATCCAAGAGGTAGCACAAGGTCGAGATATTTACCTGAATGCAGATCAAATCCTTGAACGCTTAGAGAGAAAGAATCAAATTATTGAACGAGAACACAAGAAGCAAGTAAAAGATGAAGCAAAGAAATCTAAACAAATTAAAGAAAAAGTTGTTGCTTCCGAAGAGGTATAGCTATACAATAGCTCTGTTAGGTTAATTCCTAGCAGGGCTTTTATTTTATAAGGAGAAAGACTAAATGATATATATGGGTAGTAAGAACCGCATTGCAAAGTATATCCTCCCAATCATGTTAGCTGAAGCTGACAAGCAAGGGGTTACAACTTGGATTGAACCATTTGTAGGTGGTGCTAATATGATTGATAAAGTACCTGAGAGTTATACTAGAATTGGTTATGACTTGAACGAACACACTATTGCAGCAATGCTTGGTATTCGTGATTTTGTAGAGCATCTTCCAGTTAAAGTAACAGAAGAATACTATAAGTCAATTAAGAAAACACCTGCTGATCCAATCTCTAGTTGGGTAAGGTTTGTCTGTGCATTTGGTTCAGTGTTTGAGTCAACATTTGCACGTTGTAAAGGTTCTGATGACTCCACTTACTGTATGCGAGGAAAACGTAACGCACTAAAACAATCTCCAAAGATTCAATCAGTAGAATTTATCTGTGCGAGTTATAAAGATGTTAAAGTAGAGAAGTCACTAATCTATTGTGATCCTCCCTACCAAGGAACTTCGGGTTATAAGACTGGATCATTTAATCATGAGGAATTCTTCCAATGGTGCAGAGATATGAAGGCTAAAGGTAATATTGTATTTGTATCTGAGTACAATGCACCAGATGATTTTGAGTTAGTATGGAAAGGTGAAATTAAGACTAACTTTAGTTCTCAACGTACAGAAGCTACTCATAAAGCAGTTGAGAAACTATTTAAAGTATAAGGAGGAAATATGAAAGCAATTATCTTAAATAATAAGATTCAATGTTTGCATTGTAATGACATTATTGAATCAGTACATATTCATGATTTTAAGTTTTGTTCTTGCAATTCTGTAGCTGTTGATGGAGGGAAATCATATCTTAGACGCTTAGGTAATCCCTCGGATTATATTGACTTATCTGAAGTAGTTTCAGAAGAAGATGAAGATTATTTTCTTAAAGCTAGAGAATCCTTTACTTGGAAGTCTTACGGTAAGAATGGAGAATATTCTGAAGGTAAATACATTGCATTAAAAGACTTAACAACAGAACATATCCAAGCTATTCTAAATACTCAATGGCACATCAAGGGTACTTATGCTGAAGACTTGATGCATAAGGAATTAGCTTTTAGGTTAGATAAGTAGGAGGCTGTAACTAAAGAAGAATTATTTAGTATTAAAGATGAGTATTTTGAAGATAAATGAGAGGATTAAAGATGGATATGTTTATGAAGTTACTAGATCAGTTTTATCTAGTCAATGTTGCTAGTTTTATTGAACCAAAGGTCTGTAAACACTGTGGGGAAACACTGAGTTACAGCAATACAGTCTCTCCAGAAGGTTGGGAAGAGTACAGTATCTCAGGTCTATGCGAAAAATGCTTTGATGATACTACCTTCTGCATGAAGGATGGTTTAGATGAACTCAATCAGGACGTTCTAAGTATTGTCGAAAATGGTGTAGTAATGGGTGGTGGAGCATTGCGATCTCTTGTTGATTATAACGATACACCTCAAGATTATGATCTATTCTTTACGGACACTTCAAAGATTGAACAAACCAAAAATTACTTCCTTCAGAAAGGTTACTCTAAGGTATTTGAGTGCCAAAAAGGTGAGTTGACTACATTTAAGAATGTAGACACAAAAGTTCAGTTGATTAACAAACGAGACTATTCTAGTTGTTTGGATATTATTAGTAGCTTCGATATTACTGCTTGCTGTGCAGCTTATGATGGAGAGCAATTCTATAAGCACAACAGATTTGTATTTGATAATCTAAACAAGCTAATTAACTTGAATACTATTGAGTATCCTATGGCAACTATGAAGAGAATTGCTAAGTACAGTCAGAAAGGATTTCGATTGACTACACAAGCTACTGAATATTTTGTTACTTACTGTAATCAAGTAGAACTTACGGATGATAATAAAGTATTTTATATTGATTAAGGAGAACTAACATGAATCAATGTACAGACGTTACCAAACAATACACAACTACATCTTTACTAAATGAACTCGATTCGCACCTAGAGAATATCCCTACGGTTCTAACAAAGATACTTGTAATTATGTTGTTCCCCACTGCACTTAATTCTATATGGAATTTCAAACTACAAAGATGTTCTAATTGATACTAAGAAGTTACTCAATGCAAGAAAGTATGGAGCATTTACTTCAGACGCTGTAGAAGGGGACTTATATTTTAAACTAAAAGGAGAATAATATGCTTTCAGAAGAATATATTGTAAAATTTTGGATTACTAATGACTTAGGCTTTAAAGAACAACGAGAAGAAAGTGTTTTATTGCATTCCAAAGGTAAGCATAATAAAGCAAAAGAATTTGTTATTTCAAAATATAGAAAGAAACCTTTCCATAAAGACATTGAAATAATTTCTGTAACATATCAATAGGAGAAATAATGAATAAATACACACCAGATGAATGGACTCTCATTGAAGTAGATTATGGTAAGTCCAAAGGACTTAAAGTATTTGCAGTATGGTATGGTAATTTCTCAAGAGGAAGTTCTTGGAAACTTTCCTCGGATATTGTAAGTAAAGTTGAAGAGGATGATTGTTTTATCTACACTACAAACTCTGGAAGTAAGTATATTTGTAGATTGTGGGATAATCGTGTAGGGTTATATGCTGGAAGTGTTATTAAAACACTTCAAGATAGTTATAAGGATGTAAAACTTAGTATTTATAAGGAGTAACATGAAACTTGACATCCTCAAATCGGTAGTAAATATAGGGATAAATACCCAAGGCAAGGATTACGTCGTCGGAGACGTTCACGGAATGTACTATAAGCTATTGAATAAACTAGATAGCTTTGGTTTTGACACCAGTAAAGATAGATTATTCTCTGTAGGGGATATTATTGATAGAGGGCCAGATAGTCTTAAATGTGTTGAGTTATTAGATGAACCTTGGTTTTATGCTGTAAGAGGGAATCATGAGCAAGTTGCTATTGATTATTTTAAATCACAAATTACAACCTATGAATATCAAAGATGGGGAGGTAAATGGTTTATTGATCTTGATGTACCTCAGCAGCAAACGATTTCCTCCATTTTAGATAAATTACCTTGGGTAATTCAGGTAAAAACAATTAACGGTGTTGTTGGTATTGTACATTCTCAACCTGTGAAGATTGATGGTGAATACAACTGGCAAAATTTTATACATGCTATTAAACACAATCTACCATTGCAAAATTTCGATGATGATGTAAGAAATGTTTGTACTTGGAGTAGACGTATTGCATACAATGAGGATGAATTGAAGAAAAGTATATCTGGTGTCTTTGCTGTTGTAGCAGGACATACTACTATCCCTGAAGTATTGAATCAATATAATTTCTATTCTATTGATACTGGAACTTGCTTTGAAATAGATGGTTATGGTAACTTTACTGTACTTAATTTAAGTACAATGGAAGTAGTTTAGGGGTATGAGATGATTGAATTATATCAAGGTGATTGTTTAGAAGTTATGAAGAGTATCCAAGACGGTAGTATTGATGCTATTATCTGTGACCTGCCTTACGGCGTCTTATGTTAGCAATAAATATGGAGTATTTTGAGTGAGGTGGTTAGGTGGATGAAAAGTTGGTAATTGAACTGTATCAGTGGGGTAGAACAATGCGTTCTATAGCTAAGGAATTTAATACAAATCATAAAGTAGTGTCTAAGGTGTTAAAGAAAAATGGTATACAAACTAGAGAGCCAAAGAACCTGCGAGGTATGAGGAAATTTGATTCTGATATTGAACGAAATTATAACAACATGGCCACGCATTTACGATTTGACGTCACTGTAGAGTGGTTAATGCAGTTTTCAGATTTTAGTAAGTTAAAATTACTAAACGATGTAATTACAAATCGCTCATGTCGGTGGGATGTTTCAACGGACTGGTATAAAAGCTACATAGAGAGGTTCTATAATGATGAACAGTTCAATAGCATTTATGCATCTTGGATTGATAGTGGAAAGTTGAAATATAAAAAACCATCGATAGATCATATAATACCGAAGGCTCAAGGTGGTACAAACTCTCTTGTTAATTTGCAGTTTCTATCATGGTTTGAAAACAGGTGTAAGAATGATATGAGTCAAGAAGAGTGGGATGTTTTAAAATCTAATATACAGGAGTATTTTGTTTAATGTTTACTATAACTAATGAGAAGGAGGTACAGCCCGTAGGGTGCGTATTGCCTAACACGTTGGTTCATGGAGATTGTCTTGAGGTTATGAAGTATATCCCAGACGGCTCTATTGACCTCGTGTTAGCCGATCCACCCTACAGCTGAATTGGCACTACTGCATGTAAATGGGATAGTGTTATTCCTTTAGATAAGATGTGGGAGCAACTTAAACGTATTATTAAACCCAATGGAGCTATTGTCTTATTTGGTCAAGAACCTTTTAGCTCTAGTCTTAGATGTTCAAATTTAAGTATGTTTAAGTATGACTGGTATTGGGAGAAAGAGAGACTTACAAACATACACCAAGTTAAAAGACGTGCAGGTAAGACTGTTGAAAATATTTCTATCTTTTATGAAAAACAATGCCCATATAATCCTCAGATGCAAAACTACGACGGCCCAATTAGAAGTAATAAAGTAAAAAGTGGAAAACTTGCAGGATTGTCTGATTCTTCCCCAAAGAAAGTAAAAGAATATAAAGATAACGGAACAAGGTATCCAACACAGGTACTTAGATTCAAAAGAGATATACTCACATCCAATTTACATCCTACACAGAAACCAGTGGCTTTGATGGAATACCTAATCAAAACCTACACAAACGAAGGCGAAACTGTGTTAGACTTCACAATGGGTTCAGGAACAACAGGTGTAGCTTGCGCTAATACTAATCGTAATTTTATTGGTATTGAGCTAGATCAAGACTACTTCGGTATCGCTAAGAAGCGTATTGAAGATGCTTATGAGGAGAATAACCATGATTCTAGAAAATAAGATTCAATGTAATAAGTGCAAAGATGTCCTTGTATCCGAGTACCGGCATGACTTCAAGTTTTGCTCTTGTGGAAGTTGTGCTGTAGATGGTGGTAAGGACTACGCAAAGCGTCTAGGTTGCGATTTTACAGACCTTAGTGTATATTCTGATGATCTTGAGTTTGAAGAGATTAGAGAGCTATTTACGTGGGGTACAAGGGGTGTCAATGGAAATAAACCTATTAAGTACGTAGCACTGAAAGACCTTGACACAGATCATATCAAAGCTATCCTAAATACTCAGTGGCATATCAAGGGAACTCTTACTGAAGAGTTTATGCAGAAAGAATTAGCTTATAGAGGAGAACTACTATGAACTCATCAACATCTTTACTTGAAGCACTTTGTTTGCACCAAGAGTGCATGGCCCCCGAACTGTTCATCAATGTTTTGGTAGATTACCTTGCTGAAGATGTCTACTGGCTTAATAATCATATTAGTAAATACGATAGGGAAGTATTATTACTTCTTGCAAATAGACTAAAACCAATTGAAGGAGAATAACATGAAATATATTACGGCTTTGTTGTTTGCTTTCGCCCTTGTTGGTTCTTCTGCATGTACTCGTATTGAAACAGGAGAAGTTGGCGTTCGCCTTAATGCAAGTAAACAAATTGAAGGGAATGAACTCCTGCCGGGGAGTTGGAACCAAACACTAATTGGCTCAGTGCTTGAGTTTCCGGTAAAGGATATTGCAATTAATATTGAAAACAAAACACCATTGACCTCTGATAACGCAGCATTGGCTGACTTTGATCTATCTGTTGTTTATAGCATCTCCCCTACAAGTGTAGCAGAACTTTACAGTACAAAGTCACGCAGCTTCCATGCAGAATCTTCAGATGGTATTTTCTTGATGTATAACTACATTACCACCCTTGTAAATAATGCCAGCTACAAAGTTGTACGCAACTATAAATCACTTGAGGTTGCAGACAACCGCGCCAAGTTGGAGCAAGAGATTCGTGATATTGTTAACGAGCAACTGCTGCAAGAGAAACTTGAGACTGCGATTAGTATTAATGTAGTACAGATTCGCAATGTTCAACCAAACCAGCAAATCCTTGAAGCAGCTACTAAATATGTAGCTGCACAAAATGAACTGAAGATCAAGCAAACTGAAGTTGAGATTGCAAAGAAAGAATCTGAACGTATGGCTGCATTAGCTAACAACAGTACTCAAAGTATTGCTTATATGCAAGCACAAGCTGCATTGAACATTTCAGAAGGTATCAAGGAAGGTAAGGTTCAGACTATTGTTGTACCAGCAAACTTCAATGCTCTGATGATTAAGTAATTCGTTAAACCCCAAGTACCTATTTTAGATTTCTTGGGGTTATTAGTATAGGAGAAACTATGATCTACATTGATTCAGACGATGTTCTATTTGACTTCCAAGGGGTAGTCAAAGCATTAACAGGAGAACCATACCAAGGGGGACTTAGCTGGAAGATTCTTGAACAGCGCGATAGGCTATTTTGGAACCTTCCTGTACTTGAAGGTGCAAAGGAAGGTGTCCTCCAGCTATGTAATACCTTTGGTAAGAATAATGTTCAAGTACTTACTGCCCTGCCAAAAATTACAAAGAAGCTAGTTACTGCACAAGTTGATAAAGGACAAGCTGTTCATGAATTCATTGCAGATATTCAGGTTAATTGCGTACAGCATTGGAGTCACAAAGAGTACTTCTGCCGAAGTAAGTATGACATCTTGATTGATGATAGCTCAAGGAATTGCAGTGCTTGGGAATCTGCTGGAGGTATTGCTATTCTTCATACAGATTGGTATAGTACACTACAGCAGGTAAAACTTAAGATAAAGGGAGTTACAAATGACTAAGAAACTTACAGTACCAAAAGAAATCTATGTAACTGCTAAGATGCACAGAGAGTCTGAGTTTGATTCAGTTAAGAGAGAATGGGTTTATGGAGAAGAATATGCATTTGCTTTCTTGCACCCGCATGAACCTAATAAGAAGTCTGATACAACCCGGAAGGAGACTCAGTTAGGGTGGGCATATGGAGCATACAAATTTGTTGATGATATCCTTGTTAAGTTGCACAGTCAGTATGATTACGCTTCCAAGATCAGAACTTACACAGAAGAACCCGCCAAATATCAGCCTAGAGTATTAAGTAACGAACCTCTTACTGGTTTTGAAATCTTTGAAGTAGCAACTCGATACTCAACAAGTAATAAAGTATTTAAGGTTAAAGACCCCAGAGGTTTCGTTACTGAAATTACAGCTAAGTCCTTGTTAGGTATTATTCTTGATGGTACTATCAAGAACGGAGTTATTCAAGATGCTTGTGTTTGGCAAGCTAACAAGAATTTGATTGTTTATAAGGAGAGTCTATGAATGCTGAACAGATGTATTGCTACGGGATGATGCTTGCAGAGCAAGGTATCATTGAAGCAATGAAGGCTGAGAATATGCAACGAGAAGCATTAGGTCAATCTATGGCTTATACTGAGAAAGATTTCTACGGGTGTATTAATTCTTTGCGTGAACTAGCTATTCGAGCAATGAACTCGTATTGATGTAACATTAACAGAAAGGATAACTATGAAATTTAAGCACTCACTAGAGATGAAGAGATGTGTTGATGAAACTATGTAAAGATTGCAAGTTTATCTCTAAAGATTAGATATTTAGAAATTAAAGAAGGTATATTAGAAGCAAAGAAAAAATACAGAAAGGTGGCACAGATATATGAAAACTAAAACTTATTTATTTACATATTTCTCTAAAGGTAATTCCACTACAAGGTCTAAAGTTTCAGTAAAGGCAGTTGATCTTGTGGAAGCACAAGATAAATTCTTTAGTTATTTGAGACAAAGTAGCTTTTATTCTTATATGTGGAATATTGAAATTACTTGTGAATTGATTGAGAGTAGTGTAGAATGAGTCCAGAGGTTTTCTAGTGGAGTGATAGCATGGCAAAGACCTACCAAGAACTACTTAAAGAACGTGATGAACTCGATAAAGCAATCCTGGAAGCCAGAAAAATTGAGGTCGCAAGTGTCGTTGCCACCATCAAAGGCTGGGTTGAAGAGTTCGGCTTAACAGCTGAAGAGCTTGGGTTCAAAATTGCCTCGAAACAGGGTACTTTTGGCACATCAACAGTGTCTTCGGAAGGGAAAGTAGATAAGAGAACCCTTCCACCTATTCCAAAATACTCAAACCCAAACAATCCGTCTGAAACGTGGTCTGGCAGAGGCTCTAAGGACAAGCGGTCACAATGGGTTAGGGATTTTATTCAAAATGGCGGCGATATAGAAAGTTGCCGTATTAAGTAAAAATCATTCGTTTTTTATATGGGAACTCCGGTTCCCATATTTGTTTTGACTTGTGCATATTGATGATTTAATTATGCCAAGTCATATAGATAACGGTTGAATGCTTTTCGATTTAATTATAAATTAAATAATTATAAAAAGGTGCGATATGTCGAAAACTAGTGAAACAATTACAGAAAATATTTTTAGAGAAAATTACGGAAATAATTCGTTTTTGGAGAAGTCAGCCATACCTAAAGAGTATGGATTTACTTCAAAAAGTGGAACTTCATATTCAGGGTATCCGGATTTTTTTAAAGACACTCAAGATTATGCAATCATCGTAGAGGCTAAGGCTACAAATCACGATGCTGCTGAAGATGAAGTGCAATTCTATATGTCTAATAACTCAATAGATAAAGACATGGTTGGAATTGCAGTATCTGGCAAACCTCTACACCTGTCATCAATCTGCGTCTGAGTGTGCCAACAGGTGAGCCAATCTTGTGGTACAATGCTCTGATTGAAGCCACCGTCGAACGGCTTAGAGTCTTGAATTTTAAGGGATTCTCTAATGAAAAGAAGGATTAAAATGACAACGTATAAAAGAAAACCAATCAAAGTAGAAGCAATCCAATTAACAGATGAAACATTTGTCGAATGTTATGAAGGGTGGATTGGTACAGGTAATATCTTAGATATTCTTTGGTTGGATGATGCTGGATATACAGGAAGATATATCAGATTCAAATCTGCTCACGGGCACTTCATTATTGAAGAAGAGGGTTATCTTATCGAAGATGAAATTGGACTTTATGTTTGTGATCCAGATACATTTAAAGAGCAATATGAGGTAGTAGATTATGAATAAAGCAAATAGTCGTAGAATGGGGTATGTTATAACTAACACAAGAGATTCTGACGCGTGGTTTACCCCTTTAAAATATATCGAATCTGTAAGAAAAGTACTTGGTACTATTGATTTAGACCCGTTTTCGTCTAAAGAATCTAATCGTACTGTTATGGCAAGTACTTATTATACAGCAACCCAAGACTCGTTATCTTTTACATGGGACAAGGTAAGAACATGCTTTGCAAACCCTCCGTATAGTAGGGGTCTGCTACAAAAATGTATAACCAAAATAATACAAGAGATTGCTTCAGGTAATATTGAAGATTGTATTGTACTGGTAAACGCAAGTACAGATACGAAATGGTTTCATTTGTTACTAAGTAATAGCTCCGCTATGTGTTTAACACTTGGGCGTATTTCTTTTGAAAATGTAGATGGTAAAAACATTTCAGGAAATACGAAAGGGCAGTGCTTCTTTTTATTATCTAAAAATGCAGATATTATTAAATCATTTTGCACTGAGTTTAAGAAGTATGGGGAAAGTATTATCTTATGAATAAATACAAACTCAAACCTTTAGAGATTGAAGCTGTTCAATTAACTAACAAAACATTCCGGGAGTGTGTTGAACTTATAGGACACAATCTTGTTGATTGTAAATGGGATGATAGCAATAGGAGTCCTTGCTTTTGGTATATCTCTTTTATAACAGAAGAAGGAAATCTTTATAATGCATATAACGAAGATTACATTATACGAGATAGCTCAGGCAACCTTTCTTCCAAAACTAAAGAGAGTTTTGAAGAAGAATATGAAAAGGTATAATCAATTCTACTAAGTATTATTAATACTTAAAATATCCAACCTTCTAGGGATAATACCTTAGAAGGTTTTATTTCGTCTATAATTTATATTGTGTTAGAAATTGACATGATGTATTGTATCCTACGGATACGGTAGATACCTTCAGTGCTTTTAGCACTAGAAGTATCTTATCAATATATATATATAATATGTAAGCGTAGCTTACAATATAATACCGTAAGATATATCTTACATATGAAATATCTAAATAATACTTAAATATAATTAAAATAAACTATTATTTATAAATATTTAATTAAAATATCTTATTTTCAATAAGAATTATTACCTTTTAAAATATATTTTAAAGTAAAATATCATAGCTTTAGCTATAGCATTTTTAATAAAATATCGTAGATATTACATTATTACCTGTAAGTAATTTACTTACACAGAAATATCTGTAAGCGTAGCTTACATACTATATCACTCGACACATCATATCATCTTTGCAATAGTAAATTCCTATAAGATTATTGTGCTTGATAGAAGATAATGATTATATGCTACGCATATAGATGAATATTGTAATCTGTATCTTTATGTGCTGAAGAGATAGGTTATCCCTGAAAGGGATGATAGGAAATTTACTCCTAACGAAGTTAGGGAGGGAATATTATGCTATTTGGTCTATGTGTTTGGGTATTTACCTACATCTTGGAAAGGGTGCTATATCTATCATATTGGAATTGGTGCTTAACCGACCACCTCCCCCTCCATCTACACCTTGGAATAATCTTAAAATATCAAGGCTCGTTGTTACCAGAAAGGATATAGCTTTATAGCGCAGCTATAGCGTTATAACGCTTCAAAGCGAAGCTTTGAGGGGATATATCACTGAATGATAGTTTATCGCTTACAGAGCGATTGTGAAGGGATTAGGGGGTATTGTGAGGCTAGGGATTATCTATAACCTTCGGTTATTTTTAATTTATTACCAGCCGCAAGGCTGGAAGAAGATTGCTAAGCATAATTTATTAATTTATTAATTAATTAATAAACAAATAACATAATAACAAAACAAAAACAAACATAATAACAACAAAACAAAAATATACACATATAAACATATATACATACAAACAAGAATACAAAATACATATAAACAAACAACAAATAATAAACACACAATAATAACCAATATTATGCTTAGCATAATAGCAAATAATATATTAGTTGCTCTCAGCAACTAGCATTTTTACTACACACAATAGTATTGATCTGCACAATTAATACTTGCACAATATTATATATAATTAATTGCTTCGCAATTAAGACAGATACAATTAAACGTACTACGTTTATTAATAACTATATATAACATATTACGTTATATTATTTTAAATGAATATAATCGTTAATAACGATTATCTAATAAAATAGATTATTTTATTTATTTATTATTTATAATCTATTTTTATTATTTATTTTGTGCAATATTGCACAAAACAGAATAAATATATCTTGCAATTTGCAAGATATGATATTGAGTTTTAATTTTTGTTTTGTTTAATTCTTATTTATTATTTTATTTAGAATTAAATGATTTTTTATTGTTTTGTGTAACAAAACGAGGAAATAATTATTTTCTTTTGAAACTTATTTGACCTGAAAATGAAAAGCCCCGATTAAGGGCTTTTTAAGGATTATTCGCTATCCGGTCTGAGGGAGTACCAGTTACCTGAGCTTTTTATCCTCCCACCTCGCTTTAAAAACTCAGTTGATCCCGCGGGGAGGTTGTAACAACTGCATCTCCGGTACGGCAGCTTTTCTGAATCCACAAAAAAGTTGCCGTCAAAATATGACAGGTTGTGTTTAAGACGAGGAGTCGCCATACGTTTGACACCGTTAATATATATCTCACGCCACTGATCTGAATAACTCATTTTGGTTTCCTCTTGCTTCGTTGTTGACGGGTCTATTGTAGATCAACTATAAACCTTGTCAACACTTATTTTTTAAAAATCTCATGCTTTATGTTTCAGTACTTGCTTTAATATTTTTAACTTCTTCAGTTAAAAGATAGAATTTATCATCGCTAATCCTAGCACAATGTTCCCCCTCCCCTTCCCTGCAATACTCGCAAGCTCGGCATGAAAAACAATAACGACAGCCGCAGTTTTCCCCGCCGCAATCGCAGCAATTAAAATAGTCATGACACGTTTCTGGAATGTTTAACATTTCCGAACCCCCGTAATAGTTATTCGATGGGTATATTGTATATTAACTAAAAACTTTGTCAACAAGAATCTTAGAATTTTTTACTTTTCCTACCTGCCTCCAAAACGCTCAGAATCGAGCTATAACGCGTTTTATGCTTTCCAAGTGGTATATACACTAGGAGAGATAGAAAAGGCCCATTACGGGCCTTAGCGTTTAAAATTGGAAGGTATTAGTCCTCTTCGTCTACCTCCACCTCTTCAAAAATTAATTCATCTCCTGAAAAATGTATAGTTGTTGGATTTTTAGTTCTTGTATATTGCCCTTTCAATTCTAAAAACCCCTCTTGGCAATTATCGTCAAACCTAACGTCATATTCCCAAAGACTTAAAAACTCTTTAAGCATTTTCTCTGAAAAGTTTTTAATTAAAAATTCAGCAAGGGAAATACGGCCTTCATGTGACAGTTCCGTTGCAATTTTCATTTTCAATAGTCCTTTAATTAATTAATCTTGCGGTTTAAAACTAGGGTCGATTAGCAAACGTTCCTTTTTATATTCCACCCAATCGGCAAAATCTAGAAAATAATTAACGATTCTACGGGTGAAGTAGTTATCAATGCCGTCTGCGTTTTTATATTGCTCTTTTAGGCAATTAATAAAGTCCTCTTTTGTTTTTAATAAAAATAATGACGCTAGCTGATGATTAATATTCATTTTAATCTCACAAATAAATACCTGTATACATGTCACGTTTTAAACCGTAGCCTTGATCGTCCCAGAATAAAATCCCGTTTTTTTGATAATCAGACATACAACCATAATCAATATTTCCATTTTCATACTTTTTCAATTCAGGAATAAAACCATATCTTGCCAGAAAATTTATAACTTCATATTGCCAATGCGAACCATACCCATAAGCTAACGGAATATTAATATATTTAATGGTATCCTCTTTTTGTGGTAAGATCGTTCTCACCGAGAAATAAGAACTACCATTGACTTTATCAAACCAACGTTTGCATTTCACATGAATAATCCCGTCGAGGTTTTTTTTAATATGTTCCAAACAGTCCGCGATTATATCGCGTTTAATTAAGCTAGCAGCCTCAGAGATTTCGGCAGCTTTGAATTTTAATTTAAATTTTTCGCGTTGCTTCTGTGCCTCAGCGCTGGTAATATCACGGAAGCTGATTACAGGGACCTCTCCCCCCAGTAAATCAAAACCTGTGGTTAACGCCTTTTTATAGGTTTTTTCGTCTTTAAGAATAGATAAAACTAGATTATTTGATGCGGCGCTTGAAGCGCCGGTTTCAAATTTAAGTTCTTGCATGATATTCTCCAGTGATTGTTACAGGGATAAAACATTTTATCGCTAGCGACTATCATACCATTAATCGCTAGGGTTAAGGTTTTATTTGATACGGTCTAACAGGTTTAATGCTTCATCATTAGTCAATTCTCCAAACTTGCCCGTTGTGCTTCCTTGCATAATTGTTTGCCTTTGCTGCCGTGGCATTTGCGAAAACTTCAAATTCCCCAGAGGGTAATTTAACGCCAGAAACTACGCGAAAAGGGAAATAAGCTTTCACACGTTTAATTTCGTTAACCTCTTCTTCTGTTAGTACCATGATGTTACCTTTAAATAAAACTTACAAACAATGTAGAAATTATACAACAAAGAATCAAACTACGCAACAACCCGCTTGAAATATTTTGCTTTGCGGGGATGAAGTTTTTATTTAGCATACAACACCTATTAAAATTAATCTACCTAGATTTTAGCTCACTCGAAGTCTAAAATCAAGCATCGTTTCCGCTCATGCCCTCGCGGGGCCGTCTTGCTTATGTTGCAATGCTCTTTCGGCATGGGATGAATAGTAACAAAGCTTTTCAGGACGTGTCAACAGTTTTTCAAACTTGATCAGATACCCAAGTGACAACCCAAGGGGGGATCGATCCCCCCCACCCCGGAAACCCACCCACCAACAGATCAGCAACCACCCCAAACAACCACACCAATTTAATCTTCCCTACAAACTTTCTTTACTAAAAGTAAATCGTAAAAAACTGAATCGTAAAAAATTCAGCTATTTGTAATTAAGTATTGAATGATTATTTTTATGAATAACTAAATTAATTTAATAATTTTCTACATCCTAAAACAATCTGTTTTAAATTTTATAAATCCTAAAATAATCAATTACTTGAAGATATAAACTTAAAGTAATTATTAAAGTATAAAAGAAAATAGCCCAAGGATATTTCTATCCAAGGGCTATACATTTACTTTACTTTATCTATTAATTCCAGTTACGTTTATCGTAGTCAGATTTACGTTTTGATTTATTCTTCTCACGCTCCTTGCGTTGCAAGGAATCAGGATTACTTCGTTTAGTAATCTTTTCAAACGTGCTATTGGTTTGAGTACCGCAAATATAATCTGCTTCTTCAATGTAAAATGATTGCATTTTATTTATTTCCTTTGTTTATAAAGTAACTAGATTTTACTCTTTACTTCCTAGATTGTCAATAACTTTTGATACTGAATCATCTCCAAGCTCTTCGGCTACTTTCAATCTATGAGTAATTCTACCATCTCTTTTATAATCTTGTAAAGTCTTTTCAGACAAATCTTCAATCTTTTTGTAATACCTAGCAGAATTCCATCCTTCTGCTTCAGCAAGAGAATTCTTCTCTTTATTTCTTGCTTTAATAGCAGAATCCAAGGCTTCTTTGTTTTCTTTTACAATTTTGTAAATTTGTTTTCCATTTTCCTTAAAATATTCCTGTAAATTCCTACTAGGTTTGAAATGAAACTTACTACCAGAAGGAATCCATCTTTCCTCACCTAACGATGGAATGTAACTCTTCTTAGCAGGTTTAGGTCTTGCTGAAAATACCCCAAACTTATCAATCCTTACTCCTACACCTTCAGTAATAATGCTTTCAATCATTTCTGTTAGAAATAGTTCTATAGCATTTTGTACTTCTAATTTTAGAAGAGTAGGATTATTCTGTGCAACTCGCTTACAAATCTCTTGATAAGAGATGGTATTACGATAATGCACAGAACGAATATTGCCGTTTAAAGATTTAAGCCTAGCTTTAATCTCATAGATTTCTTTTGTATTTTCTGTATTATTTTCAGAATTCATTTAAAATAATTCCAACTAATCCGTAAATTGACAATAATAAAACTCTATTAGAGTAATTAGCAATTGATTGATCCCTTCTACTAGAAGTTTATCTCTACTCTTCAATGTCTACTTTAACCTTATACTTTTCTTTCTTGCGCTTATCTTCATGTTTTTGAACGGGTTTAATCTTAGTTTGCCTTCGTACTTTAATAGGTTTCGGTTCTTTAATCTTTTTCATATTTTGGAAATCCTTTTGAAATCTATATAAAATAATTTGAATTATACTATAAACTTTCTTACTTTAATATTATTTTTCATAAGTTCATAGATACCTGTTTTATCTCTATATTCTTCAAGATAAATAACTTCGGAGATACCCGCTTGAGCAATCATAGCACTGCATTGTTGGCAAGGACTTAGAGTAACATAAATGTTACTACCTTTAATACTGATACCTTCCTTAGATGCTTTGAGAATACAATTTAATTCTGCGTGTATAACGTAAGGAGAAGTTACATTATTGTACTCACAAACGTTATCCCAGCCCGCGGGAGTGCCATTGTAACCGGGAATAATAACCCCCGAAGGGGTTACTAAACAAGCTCCTACTTTCTTCCTGTTAGCTTTACTTAACTCAGAATGAGCTAAAGCTACTTTCATATAGCAGGTATCTAGTTCATGTTGCGAAGGCATTTATTACCAGACCTTACGCTGAATAAACCAATTTACTGCTTTGATAATACGCTCTTCTCCTACTACTTGAATTGCTTGTCGAACTGATTCCTCTGAATCGTAAATACCAAGCATACAACACTGTTTGCGGCTTATCCAGTAATCCGGTGAAACAGTATTGTTTTCCATTACAGCAATACTACAATTATTACTTTCAGCAACAAACTCATTCACTCTTCCCTGTTGTTCACGAAGTTCTTGAAAGACTTTGCGTGTTTCCATTTCGGAAACAGCCTCTTCTTCTGTACGGAAGAAATTACCAATCTCTTTATTGAGTTTATCCACATCATCATCCTCAAAAGGGTTGTGGCTAACACCCGTTGCTGCGGATATATACCAATATTTACCACCAATCTGAGGCCAATTCTTTTTGCTTTCTTCTTCTTTCAGAAGTTCTTTTAACTCTTCTAGTTTGGTTTCAAGTTCTTTGATTTTACTTTCGTAGTTCATTTTATTCTCCTTCAAGTAGATGTTGTGTAATTCTTCAACAGGGATAAGATTGATGCGGGTCATTTGTTAAGCCTCAAGATAAGTATTTATTAAATAATATTACTGACAATTATCACAAAGTTTATCTTCCATCTTCATTTATACCCAATCTTTAAATTTAACTTGGTTAGATTGTATCCGTTTCAAGTAGTCTTTGCAAGTATCTCTTTCAATCTTGTAACCACAATAAAAGGCTTTTGTTGCTTTTTCGTAATTTCCGAATACTTTATGAAAATTGTTTAAAATATTTACACCTGCAATAATGTTATTTTCTGGAGAATTCTCCAGAAGTTTAAACCCGGAAGATTTATGAATCTGCATCAAACCAAGGGCTTTACTTTCTTTATTAACAGCATTTACTTGAAACTTGCTTTCATTTTCAATGATAGCATAAATCATAGAACTTTCAATAGAAGTATGTTTTGTTAATTCTTTGACAGTACTAACGACTTCATAAGCATCTTTCTCAGAAATTTTGTAATTCTTTGATAAGAATACAGCTTGTTTAAGTAATTGCTTATCTAACTTACTTTCGATATGAGTTACTTCTGAAATAAAAAATAAAGAAAGTGAAGCAAGAAGCAAGCTAATAAAAATTTTATTTGTTTTCACTTTTATACCTTAAAAGATTAACCTATAATTGAACACCTTAAGTACTAATTAAAATTAAATGTATTCGTTATTCATTTAATCATTTTTCCTTTGTAAGCAGCAATTCTTAGAGAAGCTACACGTCTAGCAGCCTGTTTATCTCCATCATACTTACTGAACTGTTCTACATAACTTTTATTTCCTATTGTAGCATGTACTTGATCATTATACCAAGTAATATTTATCCCAAGTTCCGCTTCCATGCATGCACAAATCCCGTCATCCTCCAGAGGATTCCAACAAACAGTGTTTCCGTGCTGATCACTATACCACAAATCAAGTTCTACACAATATCTACATAGACACTGTTCTGACTTACTCCATAACCAATCAGTTATACCACAGGCTTTTGCAGCTTGTAAAAGCATATCTTTTGTTTCTTGTTTAGATAGTTTCATTCTGTTTTCTCCTTGAGGCGGTAGAGTGTGACGTTTCCGGTGAAGCTGTTTTCGTAGCTAAGTCCTTCATCGTCGTGATGGAATGCCACTACCTCCAACCGGCTCATTACATATTCTTCGAGCGCGGTGGTATCTAGCTGGGCAGGGGGGCTTCGTTGGCAATATCAGAGTTGCTCATTAGTACGTCTAAGCAGTACCTTTTCCCTGCGATCATCTCCAGAGCCTCACGCAGCTTGACCTTGCGGGCTTGGGATTCAGCAATTTGCTGGCGTAAGTTAATAATTTCGTTGTAAGCCCACTTACCATCTTCACCGTGGGATTTTGTTTTAAGTCTGCACAATCGACTCATTTCTCTTCCTTTCGTGTGGCATCGATTGCTTCACATGCCTCGTGATAGTCATCTTGGGTAACTATCTGGGCTGTGAATTCATCAAAGCCAATGCATTCTTCATGTGAGTCGACGAATTTCTGAAATGCAGATAGTAGTTCGTCGCGCTGCCTCTGGAGTGCAATCAGAGAACTGAAAAGATTTCCCGTTAAAACATCAGTAATTCCAAGTTTCTCCGCTTGCTCAAGTATTTCAGTCGGAATACCCCCACAAGCATTGACGCAAGCAACGATTCGTCGAGCGTTGGCTTCATCAACAACTTTATAGGCAAGTTGGCTGCCGGATTTCTCAACGTACCAACCATCATTATCTTCGCCGTAAGTCCACATATCTGTACCTTTGTATTCAAAAATCGGTTTTATTTGAAAGATATAATATCTCAGGAGATAACATCTTCTATTTTCATTGGAGGAATTATCTTCGACCTATTAATCTCAGCATAACTCACTGCTAATTTATGGTGCAGGGATTCAACTAGTTGTCGAGATGCACATGGCCCAATAATCCAATCTTTTATATTGCGGGATTCAAACCAATCTCCAATCTCAAAGGCTGGTTTAATTAGATGATCCGGTTGATTATTTGTCATTTTATACCCATCCAATAATGATATATTGACATAGGAAGTAAATTCCAAATCCAACCCTGTGATTGTTAATCCGATGACTATACCTAAGATAAGAATGGAGTAAATAATCCCATCAAATATTCCTCTATAACTCATTTCAATTCCTTATAAAATACATTACTTATTAAACTAATATCTTCTAACTTAGCATCTCTCCACGCAACATAGTCAAAGTCTGTTCCCCAACCATAACCATCTAGTAAACACCCACTGTGCCTTTCTTCGATTTGAAGAACCAACAAAGGTTCTTTAAATAATCTGCGTTTGCAGCGATACCTGATTTTACCTGTAAATTCAATTTTATTCATAATATCACATCCTATGGCAAGAAGTAACCTTTGTATTCAAGAATTGGTTTCATTTAAATCGTTTCCGTGCTTTATCAATAGCAGCTCCGTAATCCTCCAGAGAACACCCTTCATTCAAGTCAAGACGAAACTCGATTTCTGGTTGAACCCAGTGTTGTTCAATTAACCATTGATACCGTTCCGTATCAGCCTTCAATTTAATAAGATTAAGTTCTGCTTCAATTTGTGTATCAGCTTCAAGGAGATCAAATACAGAAGTAAGTCGTGACTGATATTCCTCTTTAACACTTTCAATCTGTGCTTGTAATTCTGCTACGAGAATATTAAGCTTTTCAATCTCTTTATCTTTAATATGCAAGAAACTTTTAAGCATTACTTCTTTTGCTGATTCATTCATAGATATTCTCCCTCTGAACCGTAAGGAAATAAAACAGAAGATTCTTGCTTTGTTTTCTTTACAAAAATAATAGTGTTATTAAAATAATTGCCACAATTAGGCACACATACTTGTTTAATAGTCTCGACTCTAAGATCGTGTTTAAATGCACAATTAATGCACATCCAACCTGTCTTATTCTCCTTAGTTTCGTATTCTATTCCTTCATGAATCATTTTTTACATCTCCTTGATTAGGCTATAAAACATTCCTCTGATGAACCAAATATAAGCGGAAGCTGTTTCTTTACTACTATAAGTATAGTTTACATCATCATGCTTTGTAAAGTCAAGATAAATACCTTTATCTTTGCAATATTCCTCAAAGAGTTTTGTACCTTTTTCTTCCGAATCTACTATTTTATATATTTTAGCTAGTTGGACAAGTAAAGGGCTATCTAAGTACATTTTTAATCTCCTTTATTTAGAGCATTAAGGCATTCATCTTTGATGAAATCAAAGAGTTCCCATCTTAGTTTACCATATTCGGTAGATTTATCCCATGATTTATGGTAACTCTTTAAAAATACTCTACTTCTAATTGGAGTAAGACTGCTTTTCTTCTTGCTGCGAAGAAACATGTTAAAATTCTTACAGATACCTGACCATAGTGCAATTTTAAAACTCCCATTTTCAACATCTTCCCAAAATTGAAGATATAATTGTTCAAGTGGCATATCTTTCACGTCAATTTCCTTTGCTAAACATATTAATAAATTTAATATGTTTTTGTTTAATAATCGATCTACCTTTACGATCAATGTACGCAATGTATTGATTATTAACTTTTCTTAGGATTGTGATGAAGTGAGAGCAATAGCCACCAGAAATGTCCTTATTTAACCTACAATCTTCTTGTAAGGCAATACAACGTAAAGCGTCTTTTAAGGTAAAAAATTTATATTTATTATTTTGCGTATATACAATATATTCGGTTCTCTTATTTCGTTTAATTTTCATAACTTCTTTATGAGCTTCCTTCTTAGTAAGGTATTCCCCATCTACTGTATAAGGGAGCTGATGGAGTAGACTAAGACTAAAGTGTTTGGATAACTCCTTATCTCTCCAAATATAGCCAAGCTTAATTTCTTCATAATCCCCATTTTCTGTGCATACACTACAATACTTATTTCTATCGTAAGATAATACAACTACTTCATACAAACCTTCTTTACCATTAATAGGGTAATCTGTGTAACCTAACATTTTACTTCTCCTTGGTTATTTATTTCACTTTCAAGTAGCAGTGCAATGTCCTTTGCTCCTTGATGATCTACCTTTGCGTTGAATCTTTTGTAGTGCTGCTGGATACGCACTTTACCTGTTACTTTGTCTCTTGTAAAGCCTATTGTACTGTATTTTTCATCCCCTTGCATCACTGCATAGACAAGATACTCTCCTCTACTACTACTATTTGCGTAGAAAGCTACACAATGATGCATCTCCTTACCTTCAAGGGCAATCTTGAACTTACTGTCTAGAAGTTTACAAGTAAACTCTTCTGTACTGAAGGAACTCGGCAAGTCTTGCACAAAACTGAAAGGTTCATCGGGGTAGTCTCTTGCAGTAATATCCCTGCTAAATTGTTCATGCTTCTCATGCATCTTACGCTTAGACCATTGAGGATTAAACACCTCCCCAAGCTGGTCAGCCATGCACCTAGTCTCTACAACAAAAAGTAAGTCATTGATGGTTACTTTAGCATACTCCCCTTTCCTACTGAATGATAAGTGCATTAGCTCATAAGAATATATGGTGTAACTATTTATAGAAAACTTACGCAAGATGGTACTTGATACAAGATTTAACTCTTTGATAATTCTGGAGTCTATTGAGTCGTTACGATTTGACAGTTCGTAGAAAGTACAAAGAAGATTATTGCGAGTAAAAGAATTCTTACAAAGCCTACTCCAAAGACCTTTACCGAACATTTCCTTTAATTCTTTTGGTGATTTATTAAGTTGGTAAATAAATGGAGTTATATTCCAAAGACCGTCATCCATTGCCTGCTGGAGTTTATCCGCAGCACTTTCTAGTTTAACTAACCTTGAACTTGAAATAGTACTCTGCCTCCAAGGACGATAATCAGACAGTGTAAAGTTCTTGACGAGTTTATCGCTGTACTTTGCAACAAACACTTTATACATAAGTGCATTGACAAGTTTAAGGAACTTACTTGGTGTGCAGTTTGCAGCAGTAGTAAATCTAGCATTGAAGTCCTTTGGGTGTCCTGTTGTCTCAAGCCCTAAACTTCCGGCTAATTCCCTCGCTGTATTGAATTTTCTATAACTTGTAAACTTAGTTTCCCCAACTACAAGTTCATTAGCAGTGACTTGGATTTTCACGAAGTAGCTCCTTGGTTAATCAGATATAAGGATATTACATAAAGAAAAACCTCTTGTCAACACCTATTTCTTGATTGGTTTGTTTAAAGTTGTATCCCTAAGACATACACTTGACAGGGTGTTGCACCCCAAAAGACAGGTGTAATTTGCAAGTACTACTTAGTTTTGAAGGCTACGTAATCACAATTTAAAACTTTTTATAGATTTATGTTGACTTCTGTAAATTATGTGATATAATTGATGTATGCGTATCGGTGTCTAAGAACCCTTGGAGTAGGGTATCCGAATGCTAGGAACATCAAAACCTAGCTGATAAGTATAAGTTAGAAATCCTAATGAAGCAACCGAGTCTTTACCCCTTTTGACCACAAAACGCATGGCGGAGATACTTTAGCAGTAATGCTATCGTTGCACAAGCCGGGTATGCTAGTAGATGATCTTACATAGATTACTACCAGTTGATAGTGCACACTGTGTCTAGGAACCTCAAATGATAACTAGAATTTAAGTGAATCTACTCTTTGTTACGTTAGTTAATAAATTTAATTAGCGTACACAAAGGGGTAATTGTATCTTAAATTTCCTAAATGATATTATATTAATGCTATATACGTAGTATATAAGAGTATACTTCTAAGTTATAAGTATACTTAGGTAACATTCAGTGCAAGTTATAAGACTTCTTCAATAAGTAGTCGATGCTGAAGTATAAGATGATTGCACTTGATAACAATCTGCTAAATATTACTAGCCCCTGCTTTTGCAGGGGCTTTTCCTTTTGTACGTTAGAAATATTTCTTCAACAAACCTCTTGACAATCCCTACAAGAAGAGTACAATCCACTTATCGACTAAAAAACAAGGAACTGAAATGAATTCTTATGAAGTAATCCAAATCGCAAAGAAGCATGCTGAATTGTCTGGCAATCAAAGTGCTAAGTTGCTACTGGAAGATGCCATCTCCTTGCAATCTAAAGGTGAGTGTGTTTATGCTAGGAACAGAGCTATGCAATCCTTAAAACACAGTGTAGGCATCTTCCATGAAGATTATGTTCTGTGCTGCAATGGCTTTATTCCAAAACGCCAAGCCTTTAGTTAAAGGTACTTAAATGAAAGTTTATATCCAAGGGGTTTGGGGTGAATGGTATGATAGAAGTTACCGTACTTGGTATGCTGCTAAGTTTGACAAGCAAGGTAATCAGAGTGGAGATAGCATCTTTGCTTTTACAAAGCAAGAGATTAAAGAGTATATTAACGTAGATATTAAAGGAGTAACAAAATGAAATACAACTTTAAAGTAGGTGATCGTGTTGAGTGGGCAAGTGGTGGATACTTTACTAAATATAAAGGCTCTAACAATCCGAATCTTTATGATATTGGAACTATTATTGATGTTACTACCACTGATCTATTTGTAAAATGGGATTCCAATGGATATGTAACTAGCTCTCATGCTTTTCATCTTAGATTGCTTGAAGAAAACAAAAAAGAAGCTAATCCTAACCGCCATATACACGCTGATGTAATCATTGCTTGGGCTAATGGTGCAGAGATTGAACTTTATGACGAAGGTTATGAAGAATGGCTTTCAGTTGTTAATCCTAAATGGGATGAAAATATTAAATATCGCGTTAAGCCAAAAGAACTTGTTGAAGAGTTTAATGTCATCTATAACATCTATGCTAAAAATTTAATAGTCGAAGATGATCCGAATGTTGTTAAAAATCTTCGATTGACATTTGAACCAGACACAGGTAAGCTACTCAAAGCTGAAATCATCTAAGATGTAGTATTTAAGGAGCTTACCATGAAATATTTAGTAAACGTATCTCCATGTTTAACCATTTTTAGTTTCTGTGGCCTTAATCCAGAACCGGAAAGTTTTAGAGATAGAGGATCAAATCCTATCTACGCAATGAACATTTTTGATACAGATGTATTTGATTTTTGTAAAGCTGTTGACAAAATAATCCATCAACGTAATCTTCACAGGTTAGACGCTAAAGAAGGAGAATTATCTTGTTTTGATAAAACTGAAGTACAAGTTGGAGACTGTTATCTTAAATATCACGGTTCAGGCACTTTAAGTATTGCAGCAGGATACAGGGAACTTCTGTATGTATATGACGTAAATCATCTTAAAAACCTAACTATTGCTTTATTAAAAGCAGCTACAAAAATCTCAAAGGAATAACATAATGAAACTTAGTAAAGAAACGCTTGCTGTCCTAAAGGAAGAAGGCTACAAGTCTTTGGAAGATTACTTTGTAGACATTTCAGATGAGTTTGATGTACCGTATGAAGATGTAGAAGCTCTAGCAAAGTTACTAGGAGAGAACGAACTATTTGACGGGCTACTTAGTACTCTTGAGTATCGGTAATTCTCCCAAAGAGGAATAACACTAGAATCGCTCTCTGTTGCATTAAAATAGCTTCGGGTATATACTCTATCCAACTAAAGCAAACAAACGCAGTATAGAGCGATTCTGAAGGTTTTAGAAGTATTTTGATATGTTTATTTAGTTAAGGAGTAAATCATGGAAGAGAAGCAAACTAATACTGTAATTATTCAAGTACAAGGTGAAGAGTTAGAAGTTATCAATGTAGAACTAAGTGCAGCAGAAGTTAAATCAATCTATCTACAACGTAAAGAACTACAAAAAGAAGTTCAAGCTCTTGAGAAGAAAATCAAAGATATGGAATCTAACGCTAAGTACAACACATCTCGAATGGAAAAAGCTGAGTCGGAAGTCAAACAAGCTAATGTACTTCTCAGTGCTTTAGGTGTTGCATTTAAAACAAATGAAGAAGAGTCTTGGCGACAAGAAGTACTTTCAGTTGCTACCCGTATTGCCCTATATATTGCAAACAAAACAAACAATTAAGGAGAAACAAAATGCAAAAATTACATAACTTGTTTAAGTTAATTATACTAAGTAGTTCGTTACTAACTATTTCTGCCTGTAGTATTAACGATAAACATGACAATTTGATTGTCAGCGATGGTAATGGTAAGAAATACATTTTAAAACATAATATTGGGGATACTTATTTTGTACGAGAGGTAGTACCAACTAATACTACACATTGTGTGCAAGAGGCTAATTCTAAGATCGTAAAGGAGTAATCATGCAAAAAGTTAAAATTGAGTTAGATCAAGCAGAAGTTAATTATCTTTTGACTATGTTTTCTGATAAACTTTGTTACCTACAATACAGTAGCAAAGCGTTTAAGAAAGACGCCGTAATGGCTTATAATTGCTGTGATAAAGATAATCCTGATACAAAGCAGTATTTTGAGGTTTTTAGTTATTGTTATAATGAATATAAAATGCGTAAAAAACAAGTTAAAAAGCTCTCTGAGATTCAGCGTAAGCTGAAAGCTAGTGTACGTAAAGGGTAGGAGTTTTAATCATGAAATTTAAAGTTGAATCTGCTTCTTTATTTGTTGATACATACTTTAATACTTTAGGAAGAGAAGGGTTTAAAGTAGAACAATCGCCAGATTTTAAAGAAAATGATTTTATTACTCATTTCTTTATTTATATTACAACAACAGAAGAACTTACTAGATTTGCCAAGGTTGTTGGACATGATCTGGTATTTAAAAGAAAAGGTGAAATACTTATTTATGATGACTATATTGAGTAGAAAGGATTTTAATTATGAAATATCAACAAGGATATGTACAGATTGACTTAGTAGCTATTCTCGCTATATCATGCACAGTAGGTATTATTACAGGCTTAATTACGTACGATGTTGTAGCAGCTGTTTGGCCTGATATTAAGGCTTGGATTCATGCTGCTACAGCTTAACTTATACTAAAGGGGGAAAAAACATGCAAGAGCAGAATATTATTAAGCCTATGCTTGCGGTAATTCAGAAAGACAGGAATGTGAAATGTCTAAAATCAAAGTAACACTAGCTAAAGATACAGAAGATTCTAAACTAAAGTTTCCTCTGTATATTCAACCAAAGACTGATGGTAGCAGAGGTATCGTACAAGAGGGTAAGTTGTATGCACGTAGTCTAAAACAGCATGAGAATCTTCACGTAACTGCACAGTATAATAATAGCGTATTTAACGGTTTAGATGGTGAGTTGATCGTAGGTGACAATCCTGCCGCACCTGATCTTTGCCGTAATACAAGTAGTGCTTTGCGTACTATTCAGGGAACACCTGTAACTACTTTCTGGTGCTTTGATTACGTTACAGAAGTAACAATTAACCTGTCATATTCAGAACGGTATAAACAACTTTCAGATATTGTAAACTACCTTAACAAACAAGGATATTCTTTTATTAAGATTGTACCTAACTACGAAGTTAGCAATCTACAAGAATATCATTACCTTCGAGATTCATTCCTCGAACAAGGATATGAAGGTTGTATTCTTCGTGATATGAAATCAAAGTATAAACAAGGTCGTTCATCTTCGGTTAAACCTGAACTGTGGCGCTATAAACCATGGAGTACAGCAGAGATTAAGGTTACTCGCCTAATCGAAGAGATGAAGAATAACAATGCAGCTAAGGTTAATGAGTTAGGGCGTACTGCACGAAGTACTCACAAAGAGAATCTTGTAGGTAAGCAAACGCTAGGTGCTATCGAAGGTATTCTTATTAACGACCTGCTGGATTACAAAGGTAAGGTAGTAGCTAAAGCAGGTACGGCTATTACTATCGGCACTGGCTGTCTAACAGAGAAAGAGTGCAAGTATTATTGGGATAATCCTGAAGAACTACTTAAGTCTTTGGTTGAATTTTCTTACATAAGTTATGGTCTAAAGGATAATGCAAGGTTCGCTAACTTTAAGAGAATTCGCTCAGAAAGAGATATGTAATGAAAAGTATTAATTGAAGGTTAAAAATGCAATCTCACAAAAGAAACCTTATTGATGATATGATCGAGGCTGCTAAAGCGACTTATCTTGAAAAGGTAGGACTGCATGAAAAGATTCTTGAACATATTGATAAAGAAAATACACACAGAAAAAATTTACCTTGGTATAAGAGAGTATTTTATCCTCAACTAAAAGCAGGAAATATTACGTTATTTGAAGATAACGATCTTTTGTTTGCAGAAGAAAAAGCTAGACGGGACTTAAAACTATACGAACAACTTTATTACAGTTCGCTATACTATACTCCGGGAAAACGTAATATAGATAAGTTACCAGAAGAGGATTGTATATTTAAAATAGTAATTAAAGTATTCAAACATTAAAGGAGATTACTTGGCAAACTTTGTAAAACATGATTCCTGTCCTAATTGCGGGAGTAAGGACAATTTAGCAGTTTATGATGATGGAAGTTACTACTGTTTTAGTAATTGTGGTTATAAATCAGTAAGCGAAGAGTATAAAAAAGAAGCTAAAGCAAGTAACACAAAGTACAAGGAGAAAGATTTGGAAGAAACGATTAAAACTGGAAAACCTAAAATTACAGAAGAGCAAGCTGCTAAAGTAAAGAAAGACACCGGAGTAAATCCTAACGGATATAGGGGTATCCGGGCAGACATTAGTAAGCAGTTTGGTATTCGTTATGAGTATGCGGAGGATACAGGAGAAGTATCTGCTGTATATTATCCGTGTACAAGAGGATACGATCTTTCTGGATACAAACTACGAACACACCCTAAGACATTCTCAACACCTTATGGCGCAACTGGAAAGGATTGTGAGCTATTTGGACAATTTAAATTCAAAACAATGTCTAATACTTGTCTGATTGTAGGTGGGGAACATGACACCTTAGCTGCGTTTCAGATGCTTTCTGATGCTCAGAAAAGTAAGCAATATGACCCTGTGGCTGTAGTTAGTCCTACTTGTGGAGAAACCTCTGCTTTTCGTCAGATTCAAGGGCAATATTCTTTCTTTAATCAATTTAAGAAAGTAATTGTTGCAATGGATTCAGACGCAGCGGGGGAAGCTGCATTAGAAAAGATTGCTAAAGTTTTACCGCGTGGTAAAGTTCATGTAATGAAAATGCGCCGCAAAGACCCCAATTCTTATATTTGGGATAATTCAAGTTCAAAAGAAGTAAATGCAGAGCAAGAATTTATTAATGATTTTTGGGCAGCAAAACCATATACTCCAGCAGGGGTACATGCAAGTACATCTTTGTATCAAGCAGCTTTAGATCGTATGGATTTAGACCTTATTCCTCTTCCAGATTTTATGAAAGTAGCTGCTGAGAAATTAGGGGGTGGTTTGGTCAAAAAAGAAATAACTCTAATACTCGCTAAAACGTCAATCGGAAAGACTACTTTAATTTCTGGATTAACTCAGCATCTTGCTTTAAATGCTCAGGAGGAAGTGATTGGTGTACTATCTTTAGAGGCCGATGCTGGTAAGTTTAGCCAGAATTTGTTATCATATCGTCTGCAAAAACCTCTACACAGAATGACCCAAGAAGAACGTGTAGAATTTTTGCAGCGAGAGGAAGTAGTCTCTAAAGTAAAAAGTCTTTATGAGAAGCCTGATGGTACTCCTACGCTTTATGTATGTGATGATCGCGGGGCAAATTGGGAAAGTATTAAAGAGAAAATTCTTGAAATGATTATTGCAATGGGGGTTACTGTACTTATTGTAGACCCATATTCTGACTTACTTTCTGGCATGTCAGTATCAGAGCAAGAAGAAGTTGCTACTTGGTTCAAAAAGATTATGAAAGAATTTGAAATTACCCCGATTATTGTTAGCCATGTGAGGAAAAGTAGTACTGGAGCAAACTCAGGCGCTTTGACAGAAGATGATGCTCAGGGGAGTAGTTTTTTGATTAAAGCTGCTGGTCAAACTCTTGCATTAGAGAGGGATAAGCAAGCGCAAGACCCTGTCGAAAGAAATAAAACTACGATTAATATCTTGAAAAATAGGGATTTTTCAGAAACTGGCCCTGCTGGTGCAATGTATTATGATATTGCTACTGCGAATCTTTATGATTTCGATTCGTTCCTCAATGGAGATATTTAATATGAAAAGAGAAAGTTTGGTAGGTAAGGTATTTGATCGATTAGAAGTATTAGAACTGTATGGTACTGATAAACGAGGAAAACGACTATGGAAATGTAAATGCTCTTGTGGTAATCCAGAATTCAGTATTGTAAGAACTGAGACTTTGAATTCTGGAAACGCAAGGAGTTGTGGCTGCCTTAGGAATGAGAAATCTAAAGAAAGAATGACAAAACATGGATTGAGATTTCATAAGGACTACAAGGTCTGGTTAAATATGAGAAACAGGTGTGGTAATCCAAATAATCCAGATTATAATCTTTATGGAGGAAGAGGTATCACAGTCTGTAAAGATTGGGATAGTTTTGTTAAATTCTTAGAAGATATGGGAGAACGACCTTCTATTGAATATTCAATAGAAAGAATTGATGGAGATGGTAACTATTGCAAAGAAAATTGTAAGTGGGCTTTGCAAGTTGAACAGACCAGAAATGTATCAATGAAATCAAATAATACTTCCGGTTTTACCGGAGTACATTTAGTATCTACAGTGGTAAAAGGTGTTAGCTATCAATCTTGGGTGGCAAGTTGGAGTTCCTTAGACGGTAAAAGCAATAGGAAGTGGTTTTCGATCTTAAAATACGGATACGAAAAAGCCAAGGAACTTGCTATTGAGTATAGGAAATCAAAGATTGAAGAACTTAATAAAGAAGGTGCTGGCTACTCAGATCGGCATGGAACATAGCTCTTTACAAGAGGAAACCCTTTGTGTTATCCTCTTTCTTTATTTCTAATCGAAAGGTAAATTATGGATTTGACAAAATTCTTCATTTACGATATTGAAACCTACAAAGAATTATTTTCTTTTAGTGTAGTACGTGCTGATGGAAAACTAAAAAGTACATTTCAATGCTCAAAGTTCAAGAATGAAATTGATCGTATTCGTAACTGTATTTCTTATCTCAAGGATAATGATTGTTATCTTGTAGGTTTTAACAACAATCAATTTGACTACCCTGTAATACATGAATTGTTAAACAAGAATTTACCTAAGACAGGTACTAGTATTGCAAACAAAGTATATTCAATTGCTCAGAAACAAATTGAATCTTTCAGAGATGGTGGATTTGGTAATACTATTAAGTACGAAGATCAGATCGTAAAACAAATTGACTTGTTCAAAATTCATCATTTTGATAACAAGGCAAAAATGACCAGTCTGAAAATGATTGAATTTAATTTACGAATGGAAAATCTAAAAGATTTACCTTATGGTATTGAAGCAGAACTTAACGAAGAAATGATTGATGAAATTTTACGTTATAACGAACATGACGTAGAAGCTACTCGTCTATTTTTCCTTGAGTCCATGAGTCAAGTACAGTTCCGTATTGATCTAACTGAAAAATATGGTAAGGGTTTCCTGAATCATAACGATCCTAAAATCGGAACTGATTACTTTCAAATGGAATTAGAAAACTCAGGTATTAAATTACGTGAGTTTAAAGACGGCAAATCTATTATTAAACAATCTAAACGGAGTTCTATTAACTTGGCCGATTGTATGCTTGATTATTACAATTTTGCTAGGCCAGAATTTGTTGCACTTAAGGATTGGTTTAGTAAGCAAGTAATTACCGAAACAAAAGGTGTGTTCTCGGATATTGAAGAACATCTGTTGTTTGATGTTGCTAAATATGCAGAACTTACGGTTAAACGAAAGAAGTTCAAGGGTAAACCTTCGGATGAAGATTTGGTTCAATTCAAGAAAGAACACCCTCTTGGTTGGATCGAAGAAGAAGAATTGAAAGCTACAGAATACGCGTTTGATTCTGAAGGTAATCACATCATGGAATATCCGTTAGATTCTGATGGAGTACCTGACCTTACCAAGAAGATGAAGAAGAAACGAGTTCCTAAGAAATCATATTGGGGTTGCTGGAAGGTTGCTGAAACTTTAAATGTAGTAGTTGATGGGTTTAGATTTGATTTCGGTACAGGTGGTATTCACGGTAGTTTAGAAAACCGAGTTGTTAATGAAACTAAAAACTGGAACATTGTAGATTTAGATGTTTCTAGCTTCTATCCTAATCTTGCAATTTCTAATAGGTTATATCCCGAGCATCTTGGGGAAAAGTTCTGTGATATTTATAAGGACATATATGATCAACGCAAAACATACCCTAAAGGCTCTGCTGAGAATGCAATGTTAAAATTGGCTCTAAACGGGACATTTGGAAAGTCTAATGATAAATTCAGTATTTTTTATGACCCTAAGCTTACCATGTCTATTACTATTGGTGGTCAATTAACCCTTTGTTACCTTATTGATTTATTTTATCAAAATAATGTCAATTTTAAAATGGTAATGGCTAATACTGATGGTATCACCATTTGTGTAACTAAGAATAATGACGGTAAAATGATGGATGTTGTAAAACAATGGGAAAATAAAGTAAAACTTGAAATGGAGCGAGTTGATTATTCTAAAATGTTCATAGCAAATGTTAATAATTATATTGCGGTATATAAAGAATGAAGTATAATAACGGTAAGTCGGGAATTTATATAATCACCAATCTTGTGAATGGTAAAGTTTATATAGGTAAAACTAAAAATTTTTATAAAAGATATTATCAGTATTTGTACTCGATTGAAACTAAGGATACTAGAAAGATAAATAATTATCTATTATCTTCTATAGAAAAGTATGGGATTGAAAATTTCTCATTCGAGGTACTGGAATTCTGTAGTATCGAACTTACATCTGAAAGAGAGTTATATTGGATAGAATTTTACAATTCAATAAATCGAGATTCTGGATATAATCTTAGGTTGGATTCATCTACTGGTATGATTGTTCACAAAGATACCTCAGAGAAGATTTCTAATAGACTTAAACTCGAATGGGAAACCGGAATTAGAGATAGTCATTCTGATAAACTTAAAGCGAGTTGGGAATATAGAGATAGATCAGTTCAAAGTAAGTTATTTTCTGAAACTTTGACCAAATATAAGTATATTGTCACTAATACGGATGGTATGTCATTGGAAATGTATTATAAAGACTTATTGAAAAATAAGTTAAATAATGTTATCTCTAAGTTCCATAAATTGAAAACTAACATTGTAGAATTTAAAGGATTTGTAATAGAAAGGATACTAAATGAAAGTTAAACGTAAAGGATTATATCAGTATGAAAACCTAGAATGGCATAAGAATCAATCTGCTTTAGTAATCCCTATGGCAGCCAGCGCCAATATGCTAGAAGGTAAAGACTTGCGCGAGTTTATCGAAGGTCATTTTAAGGAAGGTAACGTATTTGATTTTATGTTACGCACTAAAGTTGATCGGAGTTCTAGGTTAGTTCTTGTTGATGAAAATGGTAACGATATTGAACAACAGCGTATTTGCAGGTATTATCCCTCTAAGAACGGATACAAGATGGTCAAGATCATGAAACCGCTTGAGGGAAATACAGAAGATCGCAGACTTTCTATTGAGTCCGCTTGGTTGGTTAAGACTTGCAATGACATGAAAGACTTTGATGGTGATGTAGATTTCGATTACTACACCACAGAAGCCCAAAAACTAGTAATCCAAGATCAAACTTTGAAGAATAGTACTTGACAAACACTAAATCTTAATTTACACTAACAACATCTTAATTAAAGGAGAATAATTATGCCTAAGCATGATATTAAATTCTACCCCGAGCGTCCGGGTGAAATCGATATTATTTATACAACAGCCCTAGATCATATCCAAACACTTAAAGCGTACATGCCGGAGGATAGGGCAAAAGACTTTTGTGATACATTACAAAAAGCCTTAGAAAAGGAACCCGACTATCAAGCGGCTGTAAGAAAGCTATTACGTGATTATTTTATTAGGTGTAATAATGAAAATAAACAGCATTTTTGGTTGTATGATACATTCTTTCGTACAATAACTGAAGGTGAATCTGAGGAAGTATTCCCTTTTAACGTATGGATTCCGGCAATGGTAGGTACAGGTTATTACATCTACCTTAATACACTAGAAGAAGCGAAGAAGGTTGCAATCCAAGACATAAAAGAACAGATTGAAACTTTAAAAGAAAGTCTTATTGAAATTGAAAATATGAAAGGATAATCATGCAAAAACAAACTAACCTATACAGTTATATCCCTCTGGCTTCACCTCAATACCCTTGGTATCTAGCTAAACTTCGTAATGCTTGGATCGCTTTGTTAGCACCGCCTAACAAGCTATTCGTTCAAGTTATGAATGAAGGAGCAGATAAGTTCGAAGAGCTTGACAAAAAGATTCAAGATGGTAAAATCCCTATTACTTTCTTTACTAAACTTTAAGGAGAATACTAAATGCAAGAATTAACTAAAATTACATATAACGCTGAAACGAAGAAAGGGAAGCTGAAAGCTTATCAAGGCTACTCTCCGGGTGTAGATGTCCTTTGTAAATTTAAAGATACAGGTAATGGATATATCTTTAAATTTCCTAGTTATAGTAGTATTTATCGAGATAATTACATTTGTATGGATTACGATGAAGCAGAATACTTGTATAAAGTATTCAATTTCTTAGGAAAACGAGAGGGTTGGGATTCATGTAATGAAGGAGAAACCAATGTATAAAGTAAAACTTAACGGTGGGTATTTTGACTGCGATATTACAGAAGTAAATTCAAAAGGAGAAATTGTTTATTTTGATGTTTATCTTCATGGTATTTGGTTGAATGACATGCTTAATTGTAAAACTTTAGAATTTATTAAAAAAGAGTTGCAATTTAAGAATGAGTATGCTAAAGTGCTTAACTATGATTATGTTATGGGAGAATAGCAGTGAAGGTTAAAGTAGAGGATTGGACTAACCGTTCAGTTACTGAAGATAAATACCCTTGTTTGAAAGTTTCAAAAGAAAATAAATGCGGGTTGAAAGGGGATTTTTATGTTTTATTTACTAGGAAGAATCACGGGACGATTCTATCAGTGACGAACAATGAAGATGGTATTCTTTATGTAGGAAAAGATTGCGGTTTTGATGAAAATGATTTTGAACCGTTTTACGGGAAAATCGTCTTTGAAAACTTTATTGGAGAATAATTTGCTAACTTCTATATTAGACCCTCCTGTTGTAAGTAAAGAATTTTTAAACTTTTCTTTAAAAGGAGATTGTATTAGTACAAATCTTATGTTACAATGGATCATTCAATTTATCTGTATGTTATTTGGTACATACGGTATGACTTGGATTAAAGAACTACTATTTGGTTTATAAGTTGTCTGTAAACAACTTGTGTTTATATTATGAAAGGAAGTAAATATGGCTTTTAATGCTTATGGTTCTAAACAAACAGCAGGTTCTTCAGCAGTAAGTGAAATTGACTGGAATGCTCTGAACGAGTATGTTGTAGAGACTTGTGATATTGCTGATAAACCTGCTACCATTGCAGGGTATGTAGCTGCAATCGTTGATCTTGGTACTCAACCACTTCCAGACGCTGAGTATGTCTTTGAAGGCACAGAAGAGGAAGAAGAAGAAATTATTGAAGCAAACCCTAATACATACTTCAAGGACGGTATTAACCCTGATACTAAGAAGCCTTGTCGTTTGAAATGCTTTCCTCAGAAAGATGCACAATGCGTAGCTGTTGCAGTAGATTTCCCTGATATTATGCTCAATAAAGGTCAATTCTTTGGGGATGCCAATGCAGAAGAAAAGCCTTTACGGCTATGGCTCGGTGGGCAATTCTATAAAGAAGGTGTTGGTTTTACTATTGCACGTCCTACGCCTTTGAAGGTTACTAACCTTGATAAAACTCGTGCAACTAAGAAATGGTCTTTCGCAAAGAATCATCTGTTTTATAAAATGGCTGTTGCTGGCGGAGTTATTAAGAAAGATGAATGTTTCCTTCCTGAACGTATTGATGAACTTCTTGGTAAGTCTTTCTTGTTTGAAATCCAAGTATTCTTTAAAGAAGGTGTAGGTAAGAATAAAGGTAAGAAATACTATACGGAAAATATTAAATTCACAGGTGCATTGGTTCGTGGTATGAAAGAACCTGAGAAAGTTACTACCCCTTTCATTATTCAATTTGATGAAAATAACGATCTTAAATCTGTAAAAGAATTGAATAGTCGAGTAGTCAATACTATCAAGATTGCTTCTAATTTTAAAGGTAGTGCTATTGAAGAGCAACTTGCAAAGGCTTGGCAATCTTCTGGTTCTGAAGGTTCTTCAGAGCAGGAGGATACAGTTAAAGAGGAAGCACCTGTTGTTAAGAAAGAAGTCAAGAAGAAAGTTCCTCCTAAAGTACAAGAGGATACTTCCGAAGATGATGACTTAGAATCAGATTTACCTTTTTAAGTAATTACTAAAATCTATACCAACGGGAGGAAATTCCTCCCTCTATTAAGGGGAAGTAAAATGAACTTTAACATCCGTAGTTTCCTAGCATTTCCTTTTAGGGCAGCAAGTGTCGTAGTACAACTTACCGCTAGTATTGTATTTATCCCTTTGCTTATTCTTACGGTTACATTTAACTTTTTAACAGCAATTATTGAAGATTGAGGAGAACTTATGATTTCAGATCAAGTAATGAAAGATCACTTTGAAAAAGTAGTACAGATTGTGCATGAAAAATCTTTGTTAGACGAAGATATTAAACTTATTAAACAAACCCTGAAAGATGAAGGAGTAGAAACTGAAGATATTAAAGCCTTTATTCAAGCTGCTACAGCGAAAGCTAAAGAAAAGACTGAAGAAGTCGTTAGTGGAGCGTCAAAAGTTACGGAAATGATTGAACGTTTTGCTTGAGTAATTCTAACGAAGGAGGTACTTTATTGTACTTTCTTCGTTTTATTGTTTGTACTAGGGAGAGTTGATATGATATTTAAGCGTATGCTCTGTAATCACGATTTTAAATTTAAGCGCAATATTTATGGTGACGAAATTATTGAACATAGTTGGAATAGAAGCGTTTGCGTTTGTACAAAGTGCAACAAATTGAAACTAGATAGGTTATTGCATGACTAAACGAATTGTGTTTGATTATGACTGGTTGGTATTCAAAGCTGCTTGTGCAGTAGAGGATAGGTTTGTACGCGTTCATAATAAAAAGAACAATACAGAACTTATCTTCAAGAATCGTACCGAGGTATATGGTAACTGGAGAAAGAAAGATGGTGGTTGGTTAGCCAAACAAGATAACTTAACCTTAGATGATATTGAAATCTCGGATGATCGTGAAGTAGAAGAACTTAAAAATGCCTTGCATATTGCTAAAACTATTATTGAAGATGTTGTTGAAACATTAGGTGCAACTGAGTATTTTGGTTATGTGTCTGGTGAAGGTAACTTTAGAAAAGACATTTGCACGTTACTCCCGTATAAAGGCAATCGTGAAAATATGATTTCACCTCTACATCGTGCAGACGTGGCAAAATACCTTGTAAATAACCACAATGCTATCTACACGCACAATGAAGAGCCTGATGATGTAGTTGTTAAGTACATGCACAATGCGTTTAAGAATAAAGAGAATGTTGTTTGTATTGTGAACGAAAAGGACTACATGGGTTGTGACGGTAACTGGTGGAATTATGATAACCGGACTTTAACTAAAGTAAGAGGCTTTGGAGAACTGTACAGGGATTCAAAAGGTAGCGTAAAAGGTTATGGTAGAATGTGGAAATACTTTCAGGTATGCTTTTCTGATACAAGTGACAATTATGCTGCTAATTGTTTTTCCGATAAAAAGAATGGTGAAGTTGCGGTATATGAACGATTGAAAGATTGTAAGAGTGATACTGAGGCTTTTTCTGCAATGAAAGAACACTTTATGTACTTATACCCAGAACCTAAAGTTATTACTAACTGGAAAGGCGATACCTTTGAAATTGATTGGCTATATGTAATGCAAGAAATGTTCAACATGGCACACCTTCATAGATGGGATAACGATTTTATTGATGTTAAAACTGTAATGAATAAACTGAGGGTAAAACTTTGAGTGAGGACGATATTAATACTTTAAGGGGTATGATTATTCTGAGACACACGGAACAAGGCGTTAATTGTAAAATTTTACTTACTATGGAGTTGAACTATGAGTATTAAAAATGGATTCCATTACGATGATTACCATCGTAGGTATTACAGAGATGAGCAAGGTGATAAAATCCCAGAAGATATTTGTATATGTTATGCTCATGAACTAGGAGAGTGCAGTTGCGATTGTACAAGTTGGGAGGATTATGAATATGATGATTTTGAGGATTAAACTATGACTATAGATATTAAAATACTAAGAGATCAAATCAGCAATCTAACTGAAAAATTCATTAAACGAGTTAATACTGATCCTCATTTTCTATCAGAGTTTGTACAAGACACAAATGTAGATGAACTAACGTGTATAAGTTTCAGTAAAGATTTTTGTTATATCGAGTATTGTAAATATTTAGGGGACGAGAGAAGGTATGTTACCTCGATTGAACATTTCGTTGGGCATATACTGAGTACTTAGAACAACTTAGAACATCAAGATGAAACTTGGGGAGGGAATTATGAATAAATGCGTCTATTTACATAAAGATTCGGATAGACATGGAAAATAAAAACAAAACTGTTGACCTTTTTACAACAAAAGATACCACTCGAATTAGAGAGTTGCTTCTTAAAGAGCAAAGTGGTTTAGACTTAATCACTGGCTTAGAAATACCTCCAAAACAAGCAGTAACAGACCACAAGCACGATAACGAACAGTTCGTAAGGGGTATCCTTCATAGACAGACTAACGCAAGTCTAGGTAAGCTAGAAGGTATTTGGACAAGGTATCTTTCTTATTGGTATCCTTATGACCTACCAACATTCCTGAGACAAGCAGCAGACTATATTGAAAAATTTGATAAAGAGCCTGATAAAAGGTTTAGGCATCCAAACTGGCAGAAGAAAGTAAAAACTAAGTTCAATGCTTTGAACGCAAAACAGCAAGACAAGGTATTATTAGCTTTAGGTAGTCAGCAAGGAAAGAACATCAAAGAAAGAAGAGATATTTTTAGTAAAATAGTCCTTGACAGAAGTTTAGGATTTGATAAGATAAGTTCTGTTATTGACAGAGTTAAGGAGGAAGTATATTGAAAAGATACAGTACTATTATCCAAAGTAAAATCCTTGAACTAGACTATGACGGACTAAGCGCGAGGAAGATTGCTAAGGAATTAAATATTGGCAAATCTGGTGTTATTGATTTTCTTACCCGAATCTACGGTAGTCGAGGAAATGTTAGAAAAGTTAAAGAAGTAAAACCAAAGATTCTTCTTTTAGATATTGAAACAGCACCAAGTATTGCTGCTGTATTTGGTAGGTTCAAAGTTAATATCTCTCAAGATCATGTTATTGAAGAAGGGACTTGGCTACTCTCTTATGCTTATAAATGGTTAGGAGAGGGTAAAGTTATAGGCGACGTACTTACACCTTCTGAAGCTATTGCAGCAAACGATCAACGCCTGTTAGTGGATATTTTAGACTTACTAGAAGCTGCGGATGTTGTAATTTGGCATAATGGAGATAATTTTGATTTCCCTATTATCAAAACTAGGTTGATTATTAATCATCTACCACCTTGTAAGAAAGTTAAAAGTATTGATACACTCAAAATTGCTAAAGAATTCAGATTTAATAGTAATAAACTAGACAGCCTTTGTAAGCAACTTAGTTTAGATGGTAAAGTACAACATCGTGGGATTAGCTTGTGGAAAGACTGCTTAGAAGGGAATGAACAAGCATTAAAAGATATGCTAAACTATAACAAAGGAGATATTCCTACTTTGGAAGAAGTTTATAAAATTATCCGGCCTTATAGTACAAAACATCCAAATTTAGCTTTATTTTATCCTGACGATGCTGTAAGATGTAATATCTGCGGTAGTAAGAACATCAGTGAAACAGGTAATATCTTAACAACTAATCTAAGTGCTTTTACAGAGCATATCTGTAATGATTGTAAAGCTAGGTTTAAGTCAAGAAAGAGTATTACTACTAAAGAGCAGCGAAGTAAATATTTATCTAATTAAAGGAGAATAACCTAGATGCACAACACACTAAATGATATGATTAAAGCCTATTCAAAAAAGCAGGAAAACAACATTCACTCAAAAGGAGAACCATCTTTGGATATTAAAATTTTAGATAAACGTCTTTTGTGCAACATGCCTTCTTACGCAACAGCAGGTTCCGCTGGATTTGATTTACAAGCTTGTGTAGAAGAACCTTTTAAACTATACCCCGGAGAAGTAAAGATTGTTCCTGCTGGTTTTGCTATCAATATCAAAGACCCTAATTACGCAGCAGTTATTCTTCCTCGTTCTGGTCTAGGACATAAACATGGTATTATTCTTGGGAATAGTACAGGATTGATTGATAGTGACTACCAAGGGCAGATTATGGTATCATTGTTTAATCGTAGTGATGAACCTTTTGAAATTAAACCAATGTATCGTATTGCTCAAATGGTAATTATTCCTGTAGTTCAAGTTGCTTTCAATGTAGTAGATTCTTTTGAAGAATCCGAACGAGGTGAAGGTGGGTTTGGTAGTACAGGTGTATCTACAAATTAATATTTAATGCAAGCCCGTCCGTAAGGGCGGGTTTATTTGTTTTAAAGGAGAGTAATGTGCAAGTATTTAGTAAAGAATACGATGGTGAGTCTTTGTATGATGTTTATAGAGATGTATCAGAGGCGTTAAAGGTAATATATAATCCAATCCTTAATAATATTCCACAAGATGAGTACGGAATTCAACAAGGTACATTCAAGGTTGTTATCACATGGGAACCAGGGGTTTAACATGAAAGATTTAATTGGTCGTGAAGTACAAGTAGGAAATTATATCTGCTACGCTCTTACCGCAGGACGTTCTGCTAATCTTGCAGTTTATTTAGTAAAAGAAGTAACTGAAGATAAAATTAAAGCTGTTAAAATTAACGAATCCTACGGTACTGGTTATTACAATTATATCGTTAAGACAGTAGATTGTAAAAATGCACCATCGAAAGATATTTCCCGTAAGTACGCAAAATGGAGCGCAAATCTTGGAGGTTATATTGAAATGACAGAAGAAGAAAAGTATAAAGTGGATAATAAGACAAGTACGTTATCTATGCCTGAACGTATTTTTATTCTTGACAATTTTAGTAAAGAATTGTTTAATAATGAAACTAACAATACTGAGGAGATTAATAATGCCTGAATCAAATAAGAAATATAAGTACTACAAATCAGTATACGATGATAAATATATTATTGTAAGATATGAGTCAGCAGGGGAGTTTAAGCAATGGTTCAAGGGGATTATAGTAGAATCTAACGACCCGAACTTTATCGTTGGGCATTATTCAGAACAATGTCATTCACTTGCGTTTTATCCTTTATCAGATTATATTCCCCCTATTACAGAAACATCTACAACAAATACAAAAGACTCTACGGTAAAGTATAAACATTACAAATATTCCTACAAAGGTGTTAAACTAGACCCTTATCGTATTCTTGAAATCTATAATATTACTTGCCCTGCACAGCAACATGCAATTAAAAAGCTATTACGCGCAGGTAATAGCGTAAAAGACTTGAAGCAAGATGTTCAAGAGGTAATTGATACACTCCAACGTAAGTTGGAAATGCTGGAAGAGGATGAATCTTTGGAGATTGATAATGTATAAATTTAAAGTCGGAGATAGGGTAAAGGTAGTTGTAAAAAACGGAGAAGAGCCTATATTTAATGATATTATGCAGAAGTATGTAGGTAAAACTGGTATTGTTATGAGCGTAAAGAAAGAGCAGTACAACCCTTATGTTGTATCTGTACAATTTGAATGGGGTGTTATTGTAAATTATGATTCGTCTAATTTGGAAAAAGTAGAAGAGAAAGTAGATAAATATTTTAAATACGAAAATGATTATGGGTATTTTATTGTAAAGCAAGCCACACGCGAAGGATTCAGTAACGTTTATTTTGCAGGTACTGTTGTATCCTCTACCCTTCCTGAGTATACTGTAGGACAATACGACCACACATGGTTTAAACATTGCTTCTGTGAAGTACCAAACCCGTTTATTAATGAAGAAGTTAAAAAGGAAGGAACTGACATGCAAGAAAATGAAACTAAAGATCGTTATTTTAGATACTCTCCAGATAATCATCATTACATTATTGTAAAATATGAAGGCGAAGGAGAGAAAAGACTAGAATTTAATGGTACTGTAGTAGCTTCTAATTGGGGTATATATAAAATAGGGTATAAAAACTCTGATTGGATAATAAATATGTTTGAAGAAATTTATGACTATTCTCATCCTTCTCCTTCCCCTAAACAAGTATATATTTGTGCATACAAAGGTCTTGGTGCTTTGTATTCTTACTATGAAGGGAACTCTATGGAAGAAGCCTACGAGAAGGTAACAAATGCCTATGGTGGTTATGTAGATATTAAGGAATGTAAGTTTTATCAAGCAACACCAATTAACGTAGAGATGAAACTAGAAGTAAAATGAACTTGCTAAATAACAAACAACGAATAATCTATAAAACTACAGACGGTTGTATTTATTATTCGAGGCTTGAAGCTATTATGAATTTTGAACAAATGATCAAAGTTCAAACTATTTATTATTTTAAGGAGATATAGATGTCAGATTTATTTGATTTTATTAGAGCAGAAGTAATCGCAGTAACCAAACCCGTTGTAGATTATATTCCTGATTCAGAAGGTATTATTGCCTATGCTGCCAGAGTTAGTTCCCCGCAGAATCAAGGTAATTTTGATACAGCAAGTAAGCTACTAAAGTATTGTGTTGATCACAAGCATTTTTCTGTGTTTGAGACTACTAATTTAGTTATGCAAGTTGAAGCCCCTAGAGATATTGCACGCCAATTACTACGGCATCGTAGCTTCACATTTCAAGAGTTTAGTCAACGATACGCAGTAGCTCAAGATTTTTGTTTTAGAGAAGCGCGTATGCAGGATGTTAAGAATCGACAGAATAGTTTAAATACAGAAGATAAAGAACTAAAACAATTATGGCTAGAAAAACAGAAAGAAGTTATTGAACTAGTTAAACGAAACTATGATTGGGCTTTATCTAAAGGTTTAGCTAAGGAAGTATCAAGGGTTATCCTTCCAGAAGGTAATACAATGTCTAAACTATATGTAAATGGTACAGTTAGATCATGGTTGCATTATTGTCAACTTCGTCGTTCAAATGGTACTCAATTAGAGCATATTGATCTTTCTAATAAGTGCTGGAATTCTCTTTTACAACATTTCCCTTTCTTGGAGACAGTTGAGGAGCAATAAATAATCAAATATCTACTTGATATTTATTAATCTGTAATGTATAATACTCAGCCCTTTAAATATTAAAGGGCAATTTAAGGAGATGTTATGTATGAGTATTTATTAAATGAAACAGAAAAACGTTTGGTAGATAACTACAGACAGAAATTAGAACGTGAAAAGTTATTGATGGAAAAGTATAATAATTGCCAGCATACTTGGAAATGGGATGGTCGTTCTCATAATGGAGACTTCTATGTCTGTACTGCTTGTGGTAAAATTAAAATTGAGTAAGGAGGTTTTATGGAGTTAGCTGTTTTATATGTAAGTGAATCAGAGTTATTTCTAGCGGATAAAGATTACAATTCTAATTGGATTGATACTGATAAAGATGAACTATATAAACTATTACATTCTTTAGGATTGGACGTTAAGCGAGACTTAGAATTTCAAGGTATTACTCAACATCGTAATCGTTTGAATAAAGTAGTAACTTGCGGGAGATGGTTAGGTTTTGAGCGTACAGATAAGCAATGGATTAATTCAGGGTATGCTAGTCGAGCAGCTAAGATTGCAGGGTCAGGGTGTAAATTACTAGGTTCAGAATTAGAGAAAGCTGTTAGAGATTTTCAGAATGATAAGTACAAGGCAGATATTCTTACTGAAGTACCTATTAATGAAGAAGTATTAGAGTAATTGTTGAAATAAATAATTGTTTCAACTGATATTGATTAATTATTATAAGAAAGGAAATAATGTATGGATAAATCTCAACAAATTCTAAGCGATATTGTAGTATTTCAAAAATATGCTAAGTACGATCCTGTAGTCTCTCGACGTGAGACTTGGGAAGAGTTGTGCTACCGTAATCAACAAATGCACATTAAGAAGTATCCTGAGTTAAAGGATGAAATTAAACAAACGTATAAAGACTATGTTGTTACCCGCAAGGTACTGCCTTCTATGCGCAGTATGCAATTTGCTGGCAATCCTATTGAACTCAGTAACAATCGAATCTTTAATTGTGCGTTTACTAATGTAGATGATATTGCTGTATTTAACGAAACAATGTTTAACCTACTATCCGGATCAGGTGTAGGTTATTCTGTACAAAAGCAACACGTTGCTAAACTTCCGACAATTACAGGGCCAAATAACAAGACTCGTAGGTTTTTAATCTCAGATAACATTGAAGGATGGGCAGATGCTGTAAAGGTACTAATTAAAGCATATACTCAAAATAAAGCCGATCCAATTTTTGATTTTCGTGATATCCGACCTAAGGGGGCAGCTTTGGTTACATCTGGGGGCAAGGCTCCCGGCCCCGATCCTTTACGCATTTGCCTAGATAAAATCCGATCTGTATTGAATACAGCAATTGGGCGTAAGTTGGAGCCAATCGAATGCCATGATATCTTATGCCATATTGCCGATGCTGTTTTAGCTGGTGGTAAATAATTAGACATTAAGACAAAGGAAAACCTAAAATGGTAGAGTACATTGTAAATAACAAAAAAGTTTTAGTTAATTTGTTTGATGAAATTCGTAATGAGATTGATGCTTACTTTATTGGGTACTTATTTGCAGATGGCGGATTTCATGCCCCTACACATAAGCGTAAGGCTCGAATGGCTGTTTCATCGACTGATATTGACATTATTAAATTCTTTGCCCATCACTATCAACCACTAACTGAAGTGATTGTTCGTGAACCTAATTGCAACAAAGCAAAAGGGATTATTGGGAAGCTGCAATACTCAAATCTAGTATTCTCTAGTAAGTTTTCTGAGACATTTGCTAAGTTTGGTGTATTGAAGTTGAAGAAAGAACGTACATTTCACAACATCCCAAAGAAGTTCTTTAATTCATTTCTACTTGGGGTATTTGATGCAGACGGCTCTATTTCGTGGGGCAGGAGAAAAGATAGAAACAGAGTTTGGGGGGAATTTAAGATCACTCACCAAAGCCACAAGTTTCTACTACAAATCCAAAGGATGCTTCTTGAAATGTATAGTATTCCGACTTTTGTTACTATCAAAAGCGCCAACGAAGATTGTTATGTACTACGAGTGTCAAATAGGCATGTTGTTAAAAACTTATTTGATATTCTGTATTCGGCGAACTTGGATATTTATAACAAAAAGAAATTTAATAACTACAAACTTTTTTACAACGAGGTCTAGAAGTCGTATGCCACCTAATCGGGTTAAAATAGGAAAGCTAAGTCCGGGAGGATATGCTAATCTATTACCACTGACGTGAATCCTAAAAAGTAGCGTTAAGGTCTAGAGACTAGGGAGTGAGTAAGGAAACAATAATCTCCCCAAGAAATCCGAGTCAGTTAAAGACTGATAAGAAATAGTCCGATCCTTGGAGAAATCCAAGAAAATTTGATACGACGTGCAGCTTGTATTGCACTATTCTCTAAAGATGATATGGATATGCTTTACTGCAAGTCCGGTACGTGGTGGGAGCTAAACTCTCAACGTGGACGTGCAAACAACTCAGTAGCCCTTGAACGCGAGAATGTTACTGAAGAAGAATGGAACACAATTTGGGATGTAGTAAAAAACTCTGGGGCAGGAGAGCCGGGTTTTGTTTGGCTAGAGGATAGTGATTCTGGGGTTAATCCCTGCTCAGAGATAGGTCTGCGCTCTAATCAGTTCTGTAACCTGACAGAAGTAAATGCTTCGGATGTTTTTACTCAAGATGAATTAAATGCAAGAGTAAAGGCAGGTGCTTTTATTGGTACATTGCAAGCTGGTTATACTGACTTTCATTATTTACGAGATATTTGGAAGAATAACTCAGAGGAAGAAAGTTTAATCGGTGTTGGTATGACAGGCATTGCTTCTGGTGGTGTTCTAAAACTTGACTTAGTTGAAGCCGCTAACGAAGTCAATAAAGAGAATCAACGAGTAGCAAAACTTATTGGGATCAATCCTGCTGCACGAACAACTTGCATTAAACCTTCAGGTAGTACCTCTTGTGTAGCCGGTTCATCCTCTGGTATTCATGCTTGGCATAATGATTACTACATCCGTCGAGTACGTGTAGGTAAGCAAGAAGCTTTGTATGATTATTTGATTAACAATTTGCCTGAACTTGTAGAGGACTGCGTATTCAAACCGCACATTGAAGCCGTAGTATCTCTCCCTCAGAAAGCCCCTGACGGAGCAATCCTGCGGGATGAAAGTGTAATAGACTTACTTGAAAGAGTTAAGAAGTTTAATCTTGAGTGGGTAAAAACAGGGCATAACTCAGGTAAGCAGCATCATAATGTATCATGCACTATTTCTATTAAAGAAGATGAATGGAATGATGTAGGTAACTGGCTATGGGAAAATAGGAATAACTACACAGGTGTTTCTGTACTGCCATACTCTGACCACACATATAAGCAAGCACCATTTGAAGATTGTAGTAAAGAAGTGTTTGATACTATGTTTGAATTACTGAAAGATATCGACTTGTCTAAAGTTATTGAAGTAGAAGATAATACTAACCTTACGGATCAGGCCGCTTGTTCTGGTGGCGCGTGCGAGATTAAGTAATTGGTAGTTTTATAATTTAACATAAACAAAAACCCTCCCCGGCGTAAGCTAGGGAGGGTTTATTCTTTACAGCTATTAAATTTTAATATAGATAGTCTTACCTGCTGAATTTTTACTAGCTACAAGGTATTCGCATTTAAGATCATCTGGTTTATAACTTACATGAACCCATCCAGAAGCAGGATCATCTCCATTGTGAAATTCCAGAATAAGCTGCTTAAATTTAAAATTCTTTCTAATAAATTCAACTAAGTCTTTATTAGACATTCCGTGAATTTCAATATCTGCTGCATAGCCTTCACAGTGATCAGAAGTAGAACTACCTCCAATAGCTCTATTAAGCGCCTTAGAGCGATAACCAGAGCTAATTGATACAACCCTACCCAGCTTATCTCTAAGAGGTTGTAAGACGTTTAAAACAAGGTTTCTGAGGTTGTTTATAACAACATCGCTTGGAGTGTTATCTATACCTTTTCTTATTGCTTCTTGAGACTTGGTAAATTCTGATAAGTAAAAGTTTTTAGATAGTTGAATGTCTTGCATATCATTTATCCTACCCCGTTATTACTATCTTTTTTCTTTGATCCATAAGAAGAACCTACCCAAAAATTAACTATACTCCCTAGAAGTGACGCTGTAAGAAATCCTAGCATTTGATCTACAATTCTTACATTCTCTGGAGGAATATTCATAAAAGTAACAGCCGCAATATAAGCACAAGCAAATAGACTCCAGAACATACTCATGTAAGCCACAAATCTCTTACTAAATACATCCTCTTGTTTCAATGCTTCTACTTGCATATTTCTTGCATTAGCTTTATCTTGTATTTCGCTGGTAATTAGAAATTCCTCATGTTCTTGTGCTTTAGCTTGAATCTCTGCAATCTTCTCTTGAGACATTTCAGGTTCTAGTTTTACGCCTAGCTTGTCTTGAACATAATCAAGACCTTTATCTACTACAGCTTCAGCAACTTTAGGTAATTTAGCTTGAACTAAAGATGCTACAATACCTGCAATAATTGGTAGCATATTGACACCCCATCAAAATAGAAAAATAAACTTACAAGCACAGGTAAGATTAGGTTCCAAAAGAAACTATGAAAATCCCAAACTTTAGGTAATAAAGAACCATACCAAGGGAGGTTAGCTCTTAATCCTTTACCATATTGCTCGATATATCTATATTCAGCTTGCGCTAATTCTCTTCCTAAGAAAAAGAATAAAGGGGTTAAATAAACCCCTGTACTCAGATTTAAGAAGAAAACAACTAGGCAAGTACAGAATGTAATTATAAAATGCTCTAGTTGGTATAACATGATTAAATACTCAAAGGAGGGAGGTTAGATAATAATTGTTCTAAAGTAGGCTCTTCTACTTCTGCTTTCTCTACTTTATCGAGTAGTTCATAGCAATACGCCCATACCATAGACCTCCAAGCCCTGAATGCTTTCCCTTCTGCTTGGAACTTTACTACAGTAGGTTCATCGGCATAAGTTACAGCAGTTTTTAAGTCGTCATAACCCATGTCTCTAGCTTTTGAATCCATAAAGAATTGTATAGCTGAAGTAAGCTGTTTCTTTTTCTCTTCAAAAGAAGGTGGCGGAGGATCAACAGTAACAGGCAACCCGTTTTGGTCCGACTTGATGATTTTCCCTTCCGCTTCAGCGACAAGCAGCGACATGTGTAACTCTTCACTGACTTCTACAGCATCCGGCGGAATCATGCAGTCAGGGTTGTCAATTTCAATGGTCGGTTGCGTAGCTGTTTTGTCACGCACGACGACATCAATGACCACTATTTCAATCTCGTCAATCTCGTCAGTATCGTCAGGAGTAAAAGTAGTGTGCTCGTTCCTAACTAGCTCACCACTTGCTGACCACACAGCCTCGCCAGGCATTAATTTGATCGTCTTCGTAGGACAGACCCACTCCGGGTCAGGGATAGTCAATTTTTTAGTTCCGTGGGATGCTTCGCTGTAAAAAACGCCGTCTTTGTAATATGTTTTCATTTTCCGAGAGCCCTCCAGTAGAAGCTAGTATTTACGTTGTTTCCTGTCTGCGACCAAGGGAACGATCCGAGAGAAGGTGTGCCGTTAACTTGCACCGGCCAATAGTCGCTCGATGGGGTTTTTCGCGTAATCTGGATGTTCCAGATTGCACTTGGGAATGAGGTCGGTAACGTGACAGTGCCTGAACCTGCTCCGGGGTTATCGACGTAACCCCATTGCTCTATCGTCCCGTCCGGCAGTTTTCTCCAGCCTATAGGCGACTTAACCCCGGCATAAAAGTTTGCAAAGTCAAATGCTGAAAACTTTACGTTGCTTGACCCATCGTAAACAACAAGGTTTCCGTCGGACTGCATAGACAGACTGTAGGCATTGCTTGGGCCGTATAAAAACTGTCGGTCATTGCCTGCTGCGCCGAATACGGCTGCCCCGTTAACAAGTAATTGCAGCAGACCTTCGACAGGGTTGAACATCCCTGTGTCGCTGTCACCTACAAAAACATACCCGCAATTATTAGTATTATTGACACTACCATTCCCTGACTTAGCATATACAGCACCATTATATGCGTGTATAGAAGCATCGCCATGAATACCTAATGCAGAGATTCTTCTGTCAGAAGTTCTTGCTCCAGATGGGGTTACTGTAAATACTTGTGATAATGAACCATCTGTATTGACAGAACAAGAACTACCCCCCAAGGGTATTGCGTTTTCATTATATACATCATCTGATACTGTTTTTTGTACTGAAGTCCCTGCATTAGCTAGTTTTACACCCTTGCTAACGGAACTTCCTGATGGGGTAAGTGTCATATATTCATAGATACTATCTGTACAGCTACCAGAAATCGTCCCCAGACTATTTAATGCTCTTTTTACACTACCACCGGTGTACAGGTGTAAAGAATCACCGATAATAGATATAGTATTCCCTACCGTTAACCAAGCATTTGAATTACTACCAGACCTTTTATCAATAACGAGGCTTGCGTCTGTACTGCGTAAACCAAACTGATCATTATTTCCAAAAACGTAACCTTGATTTGTTTGATTACCTATATAAATATCTACTTCTGCACTAGTATTTCCTTGAGTGCCAGTACCTAATTCTAGATTCCAGTTAACAGGGTTAAACCTAGCTCTCTCAATACCATTTGTAGCAACTGAAATGTACCCGTCACTTAATTGCCCTATACCGGAATCTGAATCTCCTATAGCTACAAACCTATTAAAACCAGATGGTTTTGAAACAGAAGTACCTACACCAATATCCGAGACTGTTTCCATTACGGAGTCATTCTTGATTTTTAAAGCATCTACTCTGTTACCTACTTGCAGCTTTATACCATCCGTTCCATTTAAAGCACTTAGAATAAGTCCTTTGTTTGCGTAAGACTCAACAACACCAAAACTTGCCTGAGAAGGTACACTGGTGAAGGTGCTTGGGGCATAGAAAACATCTAAACCTTTTGAAGTATCGCTACCTTGAGTAGAGATAACACGAAGTCTTGAACTACCTGTAGGGTTTGTATTAATTACGTCTAAGGTAGGACTTGCATTAGACGCGGATGTAAAAGTAGTGCCTGCATCTTTTATTGTATTCATTGCCCCTAAAATGTACTGAGTAGATAAATCTACCCAACTTCCAGAGTTGTATTTTTCAAACTTATAGCTAATAGAATTCCATCTTTTATAACCGTTACTTGGATTAGTAACGGTAGTTACAGATGGGTCATTGAGCATTGCTAAGTCATCCATCCTAGCATCAAGCTCTGATGTATAATTTGCATAAGTGCTAGTTATTGTCGGCTTATTGTGATCTGCCATAATACTTCCTTTAAAGAAAGGGCTATGTTTCAAGCCCTTTATAAATTAATAACCCCTTACAGTAGTCGCTAAACTGCATGTGACTCTATTGCCGTTATGATCAAAAGCATAGGCTTTAAATCCTTGCCAATACATCGAAACATTACCACTTGTGTTAGTACTATTTACACTACAAGTGAAAGTATTTGTTGTTGAAGATATAACTGTAACTTGCCGGCTTGTAACCCCACCACTTGTAAAGTTAAGACGTATATTTTGACCTGCGGTTAATCCATGCGAGTTACAAGTAACAGTACAAAGATTTGATATAATAGTATATGTTCCTGATAGAACACTATCTTTAAAATCATATACCGCAATAACCGGGGATGTACTTAGAGGAGTTAAAGATATACTTTCAACGTCAATAAACTCTTTATTAAAATTAAAAACAGTTCCGTTTGTATCAGACAAATTACTTGTCAAGGTAAAACTATCTGTTTTTTGCTTTGCATCACACCTAATACTGAGATAATTCAAAGAGTACAACGAAGTGTTATTACCCGAAACATTAATCATAGCTCTCACATATCTGAAATTAACAGCATAAGTTTCTAATGTACCGGGATACCATGTCCAAGTATTTCCGTCACTACTTACTTCAATATCACATACTAAACTAGGATTTCCAGATACAGCATTTCCTTGATAATCTATTGTAATTTTTGAACTACCTATAACAGTACCGAAATCAAATGTTTCGGTGTAATATCCATTAAGAAAAGCAGGTTGAATAAATATAGGAAATCCTGCATTTACCTGCTCTTGTGGAGTTACCCAAGAATTATTGTCAAAGTGCTGTTGTTGTGTTTCGGTAGTATTTACTGGAAGGATTAAAGATCCTTGTGAAACTACTGCATTAATTAAAGTACCAGTGAAAGAACTAACAAAAGACCCTTTAAACACAAAATCGGGGGGTTCAGAAACAGAAGCAGCTACGCTTACTGGATCGCTTTCTTGTCCATCACTGTCTACAGAAGATAACCAATAAGTGAATTTTCCTCCTTGTAGTTCGTCGATAGTAGTAAATGCACCAGACTTACTACCAATTTCTGTACTTGATAAGTATATCTCACCTTTTCTTATTTTTACACTAACAATAGGTAAAGTGGTTTTGACCGCATTAGTCCAAAATAGCATCACGGTATTATCAATAACCTGCGCTCTTACATTAGTAGGAGGATTAGGTTTTTGTTTTAAAACAGATATACTGATACCGCTAGATTTGAGTCCTAAATTATCTACTGTTTTTACTGTAAATGTTTTAGTAGATAACCAGTTTGCAGGTAATGTTAATGTACTGGCACTTACAAACTTACTAGTGTTGTCATAAGAAATTTCATACCCTTTTGTTCCAAATGTTGTTTCAACATCATCCCAATCAAGTATGATACTTGCAGTTGTTGTACTAGAGTCATGCCAAGAATAAGTTAGTGCGGTTGGGTTTTGGATATTACTATAGTTGAAGGATACTTTAGAAGCATTTGCTGAATATACCCCATCTGCTGTAATAGCTTTAATATAGTAGTCATTATTACCTTGTGACGGTGTAACTATTGCAGATGTATTCCTACCATAATAAATTCCACCAGAACTACCCCATCCTGAATCTACAGTTCTAATCTCATAAGCTACAATATCATTTTCAGGGGAATTATTCCAATAAATACTGAGACCACCAAAACTAGGAGATACTCTTGCTCCAAGAACATCTGCTGGAGGTCTAGTTCTACCTGTGACTACAGTGGAATATTCATTAGTCCAAGAGGACGTTCTACCTGTAGAATCTACATACCTGAGTCTATACACATAAGTATCACCTTTGGTCCTACCATCAAACAATACGGTTTTATCAGTCAGATTCACTACTTTACTTTCTAACCAATCTATAGTATTGTCCCCGAACCAGTCCAACTGTACTTCAACAGATGTTACATTCTTAGGTAAGTTAGATGGATTATTCCAACTAATTCTTACTCCATAATCTACACCACCACCAGAAGTAACTGTCATTGCTGACTCGTCGGTAAGTGCTGTAACATTTTGAGGAGTTGCTTGAATAGTATTAATATTTAAACCAGCAGGTAATGTTACCTTAGAGTTAAATTCTGGAATAGTCTCAATATCACTATCATATACTTCAGGAGAATAATCCACTAAAGTAAGTCTAGCTGTGAGATCAGCATTCGTTTCAATACCTAGTACAATTAAATCAACAGACTCTTGATTTATCTCTCCAAATAGTATTAGATTATTAGCTAACCCTTCATTTACCCCTAACGGGGTAGTTAAATCAATAAGGTTATAATAACCATCAGACAACTTGGATTGGACTGTTCTTACAATACTACTTCCATCATCATTGCGAATCCTGACAGTGTATTGTTTTCCAGCTTGCATAGGAATATCTTCGTCTAGTTGTAATTGCGTACTAGATAATTTATTTCCTACTCTACACGAAGCAATACCAAACATAGGTACGTCATGCACGACTTTTACCAAATCACCTCTATTACAAACTAAATGCTCTAAGTCGGCATTAATTGTATATGTTTCAGGTCTTAGTTTAATCTGCGCTAAATGAAATCTTGCATGTTTATAAACAAGTGCAGGTTCAGTAACACCGGGAAGCGACATGCCTTCAAATAATGAAGCATTATTAGCGTTATATCCATCATTATGAACGATATATTCATCTGGTTGAAAACCTTTCTCTTCATTTATAAATGTTACCCTAAACGCATGAGGTAGTTTGGGAAGAGACTTACTCCCTTCAAACCCCCAAGAGTTATGAGGCGTAAAATGCTGAGTAATAGTTGTTCTAGGTTTATCCTGAATTACAGTATATTTACCATCGATTCTACTAGGACTAGCTCTACCCGCAGCAGCAATATCCTTCAATACTTCTGTTAAAGATTGTTGCTCAGTTAATACGCTATTGTAAGTAAAACCATTTAATCTACAAGTATTATGCCAATCTTTTAGAGTGACTAAATCTATTGCAGAATCAGCTAAGGCTTTACTATTAGCAGGGTGTTGTAAAACATATCTAAACAAAGAAGCAGGGTTACTGGTTGCTCTATCTACCCAAGTATCTGTAGTATAATCATAATCTTTACAAATACTTTGAACAGTACCAGTAAAACCATCTACATTACCATTGATCTGATTAGTAGCTCTAATCCGAATAGCAGACATAGCCAAAGGTTTATCAAAAGCAATAGGTTTAGTATTCCTATAACCTGTCAATGCTCCAAAGGTAACAGAATCTGCGTTATAGTCACCAGAATTATACTTAGTATTTCTAACTCTTACTTCATACTTTCCTCTAGGTACATTATATTTTACAGTATTAACAAAAGGGGATAAAGCTTTCTTAGTTAAGAATACTTCCCCGTTGGCTCTGCTAATAGAACCTCCGTTCACTGAAACTAACAACCCTGAGTTATTGATAATAAAACCAGAGTATACTTCTTGGGTACTTACAACAAAATCTCTTGAAACTAAAATTTTAGCTAAAACAATATCCTCTGGATAAACATTTGGTTTAACATTATAACTAGTAGATAAAGCGTATGTGCTTTTACTAAGGTATCTAACTTCTGTACTTATCGTAGTGTTATAATTTGAACTTGCTGAACCTACCCTTGTAAAAACATTACCATCTTTATCGATAAGAAGATAAACCCACTGATACATTTGAACAGGAGCTGTATGTCCAAGTCCCTCTGCATACAAATCTGGTACTGGCCTAAGATTAGTAGTAAATGCTGATATAGTAGTATTTGCATTTAACCAGTTACTTGACCCAATTTGTCTATAAGCTACCGACAAAGAACTACTTAAAGAAGATTTCTGTCCTGATCCTGCATCAGTTTTATATAGACCTTGAGGATATTCAAAAGATAAAGTAAGTTCATCCACTTCTTCATCTAAAGTTCTTACAACCCAAGACGTAGCTACGGCTGTAGTGCAGTTAATACTTCCATTTGTGCCTGTATTACTGAAAGTAAAGGAATATTCAGAAACTGTTAAAATCTCTCCACTAACCTTAAGCGTACTGTTATCATACAAATCAACATGCTGCCCAATAAGAAAACCATGAGGTTGTTCTGAAGTCTTAGTATTTACTGTAACTACGTTAGAAGTTCTAACAGCGGTATCAACAACAGCTTTATTATTATTTAAAGCTACACCTACTTGTTGTTGTTCAACATCTTTACCGTATAAAGTATCAAATCTTGTTCTGTTATCAGTAGAATAACCATTTAAGGTTTCAATCTCTACATTATAGTAGTTATCAAGAGACTCGTCACCAATTCTAATATCAGATATAGCTAAAGGGCCATAACCCCAACACAATACAGTTCTAAGATAAGAAGTTGTATCTTGGGCTTCATAGTATGTCTCAATAGCTGTAGGCGGTGTATAACGCATTCTGCCTAGTACTACAGGGATAGCTCCATACTTATTAGATTGATTACTACCCCCTTGCAAGAACCAGCTAGCCTTACCTGTTTCATTACTATAAGTATTTGCTTTTGGAGGTCTAGTTGGGAATATAGAATTTAGGAGCATTGCTCCTGCAATATTGATACCTATTGTAGTAGCATAACCTATTGCGGTTAGTGCACCTACTGTACCCATTGCTATGCCAGTAGCACCCCCAATAGCAACAGCAGCATAAGGGGCAGCGACAGCTAAAGCAATTAACGCAGCTATTTTAAGGAAGCCGCCACCACCACCTTGCATTACTGCTCTATACTCTATTCGTTGTGCATTTTGCACAACATAAGTATCCCATTCCGATTGGGGAATGAGTTTTGAATCTACATAAATAACAGCAGTACTAGGTAATTCTGAAGCCTCTTTTTCTTTCAATTCTTGATGAATTTCAGCAAGAGTCTTTCCAGCTTGAACTACTGCATCAATACGTTTTGTTCTTAAAGGGTGAGATAAACCAACAAGATTGGCTCCAGTATCTTTGCTGTATCTATAGATACCTTCTATGCGTTTTTTCCACTTAATAGAGTCAAGGCGTTCTACTCTTACGTCTTGATTTTCATAAGCATGAAGGAAATACCCCGGTTTTGTTATAATACCAACGTGAGTACTTTCACCTAGAACATTGAACACAACTACATCCCCTGCTTGTTCAACAGCCACAGGAGTCCAATATTCTTTAGCAATACTAATAACTTCAGATTGCTTGTCTTTTGTATCTACTTCAGTAAAAGAAGGAAGATCAATACCAAATTGATCTTTATGTACAAGACGGACTAATCCCCAACAATCAAGACCGTCCCTACCCCTACCGGAGTATTTATAAGGGATACCAACATAACAGCTCTCCCAATCTTTATTTTGTAAAATAGTTCTGTCTTGTAGCATAAAATCCCTTTAGAATTATCTTTATTAGAATAACCCCGGAAAATAATTAGGGGTAAAAGTCCCCGAAGGGAAAGGTTCTATATCAAAAGATTCTAGTGTTAAATCTCCTGTTATAGTTTCTGCGTTATAATTAATATTAGCCAAAAGCAATTCCCCATAATCTATCTCTACAATATTTGGACTGCTTCTAAGAACAAGCTCAATTTTTACTATAGCATTAGTGCTTAGTTGTCTGACAATAGGAAGTAGCTGTCTAGTAGGATCGTATAAAGTAAGTCTAGCTCTGGTTGTTGATTCATCTTCTTGAGGCAAGCTAATATCAAAAGGAACAAAAGTATAATCATTCCCTCTTGATTTCAATCCATAAGTAATTTCTTCATCTGTCTCTTGTAGACGTTGTATATAATCACTGGCTATTCTTATAGTACCCTCAATATTACTTCCATAAATAGATAATAAACAAATTAAGCTATCATCTGTATCTGTACTGAACATTGCTTTAATTGCAGCAGGAGATAATCTCGATAAACGACTCATGGCATAATCTCTAACTGAAATTGTACTGAATATAGATTATATTGAATATAACTGTAAGAATACAAATCACCTTCACCTTGCGGAACGATTCTTACTTCAATACTATTACCACTTATAGGATGTACAGTAGTAAATCTTAAAACACCCAATAACGTATTATTAACAAAAGTCTCAAAGGTATTTAATTGAGATATTGTCATTTCATAAGTTACATTTAAAACAATAGGTTTTTTCCCTCTTCTTCTTTGCTTTGGAACACCTTTATCCATTGGGGTTCTTACAATCAAAGCTCCACCACTACCTGAAAAGTTAGTAGTAGGTCTTTGAGGCAAAGTAGGAGGCCATGTAGGAATTGGCATAACATTCTCCTAATAGGAAGGGATTGCTCCCTTCCGTTTATTATCTACCTACTAGCGTAGGTTTAAGTCCAAAAGTATTTTTAGTAGAGTTATACATAGCACTACCGTGTCTAGCTTGCTCAGAGGAAACAGCATCAGCAATGGTAAGTTCAATTCTTCTGTTACCTCTACTATCAGTAACTTCTGTTTGATTCGTTACAGTAGTTTGAGTACCAGTATTATTGATAACTACACTTACACCAGACGAACTAGCGTTGTGCATACTTACACCCAATCTTCCACTATTATCCCTGCTCAAAGGCATAATAGCTTCAGGGCCAGCTTCGCCCATTAAACCAAACTTACCTCCATTGGCAAACTTTCCACCGAAGAGGGTAGGACTAGTTACAATACTATTGGTGAATACTCCTCCGTTAGCAAACTTTTGAATACCACCAGACCACACACCACCATTAGCTTGAAAAGCTAAGTCTTGAGAGGCTAACATGGAAGTCTGCTGACTACCCACATTTGTATCATATTTATTAGCAGTAGTAAAATTAGCAAAGGCAGAGCTAAATAATCCCCCTAATCCGCTAGTACTATTCCCCATTAAACCGACAACTTGTTGTTTAATCTGAATACGCAATAGATCAGAAATGATGCTAGTAGCAAAATCACTAAAAGATAACTTACCTGTTTTTACAAACTGTAAAATACTATCTGTCATCCCATCAGCCATTTTACTAAATACGCTTTCAGCAAAACTAGCCGCTGTCATCGTATCATTCTTGTACTTCTCGTAAGTAACTTGCCAACCAGAACTAAAAGAGTTTCTTTCTTGATACTGCTTTCTTGCAAGATCGTCAATAATTTTTACTTTACTTTCGTAAAGAGATTGTTCTTCTTTTAAAGCACTATCACGATTTACCCCTTCAGGGATTTGTTGAATAATTCTTTCCCTGATTCTCTGATACTTTTCTTGATACTTCAAAAGTATTTCATTGGCGTAAACATCTTCTTTACTAGCGCCAGCAGCTTCTGTTTTAAGTTTTAACTGATCTTCTAGTTCTTTAGTTTGAAGTCTAAAATCAGAGAGTAAATCTCTTGCGTTTTTAGCTTGAGCAGCATTCTCTTTATTTACACGTTCAATACCTTTCAGTTCTTCATCTAAACTTTTTCTTAGGTATTTATCAAATCCTTCCCTAACGGATTCTTTGTTATCTACCTTAGTCTTTGGTTTATCTGCTTTACCAAATATTTCTTCAGCCTTTGCCGAGAGGTATCTTTGTGTTTCATCTAAACTTCTTAACCCTGAGATTTGATCTTCTTGAGCTTTTGCTACAATAGTAACCCAATCTCTATTCTTTCTAGGATTAAATGCTTCAAAATTCTCTCTTAACACTCTTTGGGTATCTGCCGGTGTAACTGATTTCCCCCCTAAAGGAGTAACCTTACCAGTAGAAGTCCTTTGACTTACACTGTTCGTTTGATTAGGAGCATTCGGTAAAGGTGACTCACCAGATAATAACTTAACGGCCATTCCTTGCCATGTTAAAGAATCTAGTTCTTTAAATTTCATTGTAAAAGAAGCTAGTGAATTAGCTACTCTATTGAAACGTTCTGACATAGAATCTAAAAGCTCGTCAATCGGGCCTCTATTACTTTTTAAACTACTCGTCATCTGCTCTAATGCTTTTCTATACTCGTCAATAAGTAAAGCAGAAGCCTTAGCAGTATTACCTTGTTCCAAGAAAGAATTAGTATTTTTAACTATTTCCGGGGTTAAGAAACCTACCTCTTTATTTAAATCGTACATAGCCTTTAAAGGATCATCTTTTAAGGCACTTATTTTAGAAGCAGTTTTATCTACAGATTGACCACCATATTTCTCAAACTCAACAAGAGTATTTGTCAGTTTAGAAAGTTCTGATTTAGGTAAATCTACTGTTTTAGATAATTCTATAAAAGCTTGTCCCGCTTTAAGTGTTCTTACACCTAGATCGTTCCCAATGAAATTTGAAACACTTAATAATTCTTCTTTAGATATTTTAGCATTGTTACCCATTAAAACTAAAGAATCAGCAAGTGTTTTTGATGTATTTGCAGCAGAGTACGCTGATGTCCCAAAGATGCCTAATGCTGCAATAGAAAGACCGATAGGGCTAGACAACATAGCAAAAGAGCTTATCAGAGCATCTTTTAGACCTTTACCAAGAGCTACGGCAGCTTCCTTAACACCTCCGAACAAGTCTTTTAATTGACCACCTTGTTGCAAGAATACTTGCATAGGAGGTTGTCCAGCAGCAAGAGAAGTAACAATATCAGTAATTTGCATAGGAACTTGACGCATAGCAAAAGCCATTTCTCTTGAACTTTTACCTACACGATTATTAGCCTCCCACATCTTATCTGAAGCGGTAAGGTATTCACTTAGTTGTTTTCTTCTTTCAAGAGACAGATCACCGACATCAACGCCTTTAGCTTTTAATCTGTCCATATATTTGCTTTCTTGCTGTTGCAAGAATTGAATTTTAGTTGCATTGACATTTTCCAAAGCCATAGATGCAACTTGTCTATTCATTCTATCTTTCTCTCTTTCGAGAGAAGCAAATATATCTTCCTCTGCTTTTTGTCTAGTTTTTACTTTCTTAATTTCATAAGATTGATAAGCTAAATATTGTTGATTATAATTAATCTCAGGAATTTCTTTTTTAACTTCTACAGGCTTTACTTCTCTGTTCAGTCTTTTAAATTCCTTTTCTCTTTTTACCGCATCAGCCTCTTGTGCTGCTTTTTGTTGTTTATCCCATATTTGGATTTCGTAATTTACAAGTTGATCAGTACCGTCCAAATGCTTTTTGTAATTTGCTAATTTCTTAGCATTAGATTCACTGAAACCTTTATTAACATAATCAACAACATATTGCTCTTTTAAAAGAATATCTTGTAGTTTTTTACTTTGTTTTTCTTCTTCAGATAAAACAACTTTTGCACTTGTTTTTGTAATAGGAGCTTCTTTTGTTTTAGCGGCAGATACAGCCTGTTGGGTTTCCAAGTACTTAGCTTGTTCTTCGGCAACTTTGGCTTTAAATGCCTGTAGGTCAGTACCTTTAGTATCCTTACCTGCTGCTTGCATCTTTGCTTCAACTTCAAGAGCAATCCTAGAATACTCTCTAAGTTCTTTACTTGATAAATGAAAGCCTTTTGAAAGTAAATCTTGTCTATTTTGTAACTCATTAAATTCTTGAGAAATACGTCTTACCGAACCAATAGCACTATCGAACGGGTCTTTAACCAAAGGTCTTAACTTTGCTAATCTCGCTTCAATTTCCTGCATCTGGTCTTTAGTTGCACCTAAAGACCTTGCATATCTTAATATACTACTCTCACCTTTGGTGAATTCATTAGCTAAATCTAAGATAGTTTGATCTAATTTAGAATAGAGTTTATCTAATTTATCTACAGACTTATATTGTTCTTCAATAGATTTTGTATAAGATTTTACATGCGAATCTTGTTTGGGTTGTTGAACTCTTCTATTGGTTTCTTTACCTATTTGTTCAGTAGCTTTCTTTAAAGCATCTACTTGTTTTACAGCAGCATCTAACTGACTTGTATCTACTTGTAATTTTATGGCGTCTAATTCAAACATATTATCACCTTATTAATCTTTCTTTTTGAAAAGTACTCTAAAGAATACCTCTTAAAAAGAAAGGCTGCTTTTAGCAGCCTAGTCTATTAATACTTATTATTTTTTAGTTCTTAGCGACCTTAGCATTTATGTAAGATAACTCCCAACAATCCAATAACTTGATTACTTTTACTTCTTCTACACTCAGTCTTAATCGCAGTAAATTACAGTAAGAATAAATTTCAGAATAAGATATAGGGTTGAATGAAAACCCATTACCTGTCCTAGAAAAGTTCAAATCATTGTATATTTCATATACAAAAGAAAAAACATCAGGAAGTGCTATACTTTCTAGTTCTTCTAGTTCTGGAGGTTTAACTCCGGTTTGTCTATAGACACTTTCCAAATGCTCTTTATTTGTACTTCCTGAAGAATTATCTTGCAACTTTAAATGATTATCAAAGTATTTTTTTAATCTTTCAATCTCTTCAGTTGAGAAAGTTGCTCAGGTTAGAGCTTTCCTCCATGATTACACTGATAGCCCAAGGATTTCTTTTAAGGAATTCTTCAACTGCTTCTTTTGAAAAAGGTTGTTCTTTACCACTCTTAACAAAACCTTTCCACGAGATAACACGGATTACAGCAGATTCCCTATTTTCATCTTCTACATCATCAGGCGTAGTTTCAACATCCTTACCTTTGCGTTCAGCAACCTTGGCTTTGATTTGGTATTCACTAATCTTTTTCTTTACAAAGTTTCTAACTGTAGGGCTATAATCACCACGAACTTTTAGGAAAGCTCCTGTAGGTTTTCCATCCGGCATTTTAAGTTCAAATTCATATCCCTCTTCGGATTGTTCTACAGTATTGGTTTGGTCTAAATCAAAAGCCATTAAGTTCTCCTTAATTAAATAAAAGCGTATTATATTATTAATATACTAAAAATACAAGGAGATATTAATAGTTTAGATAAAATAAAACCCCACCCTATTTCTAGGACGGGGTTGTTATAAGTAATGTTAAGCTGCTTGACTATCCTGAATACTGATAGTGGTTTTCTCAGAAGAAACCCCTGTTCCACCATTAACATTCAACAGAGCAGTAAAATCAAAAGAAGCTACAACACCTTTAGTATCATCTGACTTACTAGCAGAATTAACTTTTACACGAGGAAGTGCAAATGCTACAAAATCAGAGTTGGCAGTATTATCAGCGGTTAATACAATAGCAAGAGAAGCTTCTACTTCATTAACGAACTTATCTCTATAAACTGCGTCAGTAAAATAAGCAGAGAAAGAACCAGTAATACCAATTCTACCAGTACTAGCATCAGCAGCTACGTTACTACCAACGGCGTTAAGCATTGTTACTTCACGGTTAATAGTAAAGTTAATACTTGTCAATAGAGCAACAGCAGCACCATCTACAATCATAGCGCCATTAACAGCAGCTAGACCTGATGTATTACCAATAGCTGTAGGTGTAGTAAAGTATCTACTAGTACCCGTTTGTGCTAGGTCTTTACCCATGAAAGAGAAATCACAAGTAGAAAAGCCTGAAGTTGGAAGAGAGAAAGCGGCAGAATTACACTTTACCCCGGAATATACTTCAGATTGTGAAATATCACTATACCATTCTTCAAAAGAATAAGAAACATCTGTATGTCCTGTGGTGGGAGCAAATGTTTTCTTACCATATACCGTAGCAGCACAAGAAGCAATAGCTGATTGAGCTACTAGAGCAGTATTGTTAAGTACCTTAACAGTCAAAACAGTTGCTGTAGCACTCAATACCAGTAAGTTTTTACTTACGTTAGAAGCATTAAGGGAAGCTCCTGTAAGTTGTACTACATCCCCTACTTTAAACCCATCTGTAAGGTAAGAACCGGCTGATCTAGTTACATCCCAATTAGACCCGTTAGCTGCAATAGTCAATGTAAGAGCAGAGGCAGAAACACCGGAAGTAAAATCTCTTGCTACAACAGCGGAGATAAAATCGCTGTAAGAACCGGGAGATAACTCTCCATTGAGGCTACCTTTAGCTGATCTAGCGCCATGACGGGAAACGGCGGTCTGATAGTCAGTTCTAATTTCATTAGATTCATAAATATCTTTCTCTAAGTTAAAGCTAGCATTAACTCGTCTAATATCCTTAGCTCCGGTAGCTCCTGCTAAAGTACCCCAAGTACTTTCTCTTTTATAGCTTACCGACTTTCTAACTGCGTTTGCAATAGGCATTGTATTTCCTTTTAATAAACTTAATAATATTTACAAGATTACTCAAATACATCACAAGTAAAATAAACTCTAATTCCTAGTAAGTATCTGTCTTGTCCTTGTACAGAAGAACCAACAGAAGGGGATTCATTTATTTCTATTCTTAATCCTCCTTGTATTAATACCGTTCCTCGTTTAAATAGATTAGCGATTGTTTCAGCTTTGTTATATATTTCAGAAGTAGCTTTACCAGATGGATAATTTAGTATAGTAATAAATTCCCCTCTTTCTCTTCTATGTCCTGCCGGAATAGTAGGATTTAAAGGTTTATTAAATACTAATCTCACTTCTTGGTGTGCTACATTATCTTCCTCTTGAAACGGTACATTTTCCCAAGCAGTAGGAAAACTAGAATCAAGGTTATACAAAGCTGTTTCAAAAGCGGTTCTAATATCTGTATAGACCATTATCTGCCTCTATTGAATTACATTGTCTTTAAAACTAGCTGTAGCTGTATATATATTTCTTATTACAGAAGCCAAATGGTTTTTAACTCCACCGGGAGATTGAGGGCTTCTTACATAATCAAGATAAGGTGTATTATTTGTAATATAAATAGTTTCACCTAAATGATAATTTCTAAGACTAGATAATCCTTCAGACACAGCCTTGGTGGCAGTAGAAACATCACTTCTGTAATCTACGTCGTAGTCTGGAAAACCTACAGATATGTTCCAGTTAGTTCTTAACATACCTTCTTCTAACGGGTACATTAAATCTACTTCGTGACGCATCAAATACCATGCAGAAAAAGCTCTACTGTCACCATAAGGGGTTTCATTAATAATATCTTTAAGTATTTGCATTACCCACTGTTTAACAGCTTTTTCTAAACCCTTTGTTAATTCTTCTTTATATTTATCTATAGAAGAATTGAAATCTTTAGCATCTATAGAAAGCATTATTTATCCAATCAACAATGCAAAATATAAAGCACTAAATCACCTAAAGCAAAATGCTTTTCTACTTTATTTACTGTAAATTCTTCTGTAGCATCTACAATGCTGTCATTTACTTTAAATTCAACACCATCATGTTTTTCTATATAAAACAAAGTAACATCTTTAATAACAAATTGCCCATTATTAGAACTAGCTAATCTGTCATTAATTCTTGCAGCTTGTAATTGGTGTTGGACTACAGTAGTTGATACAGTTCCACCGGGAGTATATGAAGTAGAACTTTTACTTTTATAAGTTACTGTTCTACCATTTCTAGCAATTATCTTAGCTACTACTCTTTCAAATCTATTCATTTAGAACTCCAATCAAAACTCGAATGTTTTAATAGTAGAATCTAATGTTTGATATGAAAGCATATCTGCTTGACTGATACCACCAGCATAAACACTTGCGTTAGAGAATAAAGGATTTAACGTAGAACTTTTAATAAATAATTCTAAAGCTAATCTATATGATTCAGCAGCAGCCCTTCCCTTTAAACTGAGAATACCGATAACAGAATCATCCTCCATTGATAGTTTAAATAAGATAGTTTTAGCTGCATCAATACTTGCTTTAGCAATACTGCTATAATTCTTTTCCAAGAAATAATTTATTTCATCGTCTGAAAGGATAGGGAAATTAATATCTATATCCCCTACTTCAGCTCTTACTTTACCTATATCTGTACTTAAATCAATAGTAGGTGCTGGCATATTAGTTATCCTTATTATTTAGATTAATAAGGGTAAATAACATTACCCTTAATCATAATAAAAGGGAGAAAATCTCCCTTTCTTTACTGATAATCTTCAGGTAATTGTTTTCTTTCAACTTCTGATAACCAAGCATTATAACAATGCTCTTTTTGCCAAAAGAATAAAAAATCAATTATCTTGTTGGGTAGAGTATTACCTTTTAACGCTTGTCTATAAGCTCTTGCAGAGAGAGTTTCATCAGACATACCACCGAGTAAAGTATTAAATAACTGATCTATCGCAATAGCTACTTGTAATAAATTATTCATTTTTGATGATCTCTAATAGCAGCTACAATACCAAGCATAATTTGAGCATAAGACATACTTACACCTAAATCTTCTCCAGTATTAGTATCGCTTAACCTTACGGTATCAAGCATGTTACCTTGATGTACTTCAAAAGAGTTTTGATTCTCTGAACCAATCGCAGCATGAGAGCCATCTTTCAAAGGTACAAAATCTTGCTCAGTAAAACTGACAATAGCTTGCATTGGAGCAGGATAATCAATAATAATTTTATTAATTCTTTTATATTGCTGACCAACAACAGTAGTATCAAACATAACTATTCCTTTAAAACAAGGGGGCCGAAGCCCCTGTTTATTAACTCCAAGCCTTAATGACAACATACCCGAGGGTTGCACCAGAACCTGCTGTACTCACTCTAGCTCTTACAAAAGTAGCAGATTTATTAACAGTAGCTTCTACTGTGCTAGATGCAACAGCCGTTAATGGACTACCGATTGCGTACCAGTTCAAAGAATCTTCCGATCCTTCTAATTGAAACGCTGGAGCAGTAGTAGTGATTGCACCCATGTTAATAATCAACTGAACATTGTTAGCAGCGCCTTGGAACAGTACAGGTGTTACACTATTAAGTGTATTGGGTACTACTGTTCTATCCATCAGTCTCTTCTGTGGTTCAGAAGGCATGAACGGTAAGATGTTTCTAGTAACAGAATGAGTGAAGCTAGGAGAAGTCCCACTTACAGTACGGATGTATCTGATATGTCTGCCGGTTGCTCTAAGAATTGGAGAGTTGTAAGAACCCATTGCTGTGATTCTTTGAAATTCATACAACGTTACCCAGTTAGTACCACCATCAAACGATTCTTCAATGCGTACGTCCAAAGTAGGCGTAGTACCAGAAACAGCCGTAACAGGAATAGTCACTTGGAAACCATTACCTAAGTTATTACTAACAGCAGAACCAGTATTAGTTGCTGTCAAAGCCGCTGAAGCAATATCTGCAATACCCGTAATAGCCGGATGAATATACCACCCGCCCAAACCTGTTGTTGTAGAGATAGTACCTGCTGTAGCTTGGTTAACTGAAATGGAAGTGTTTTGTACCGCTACAGGGAAAGAAGATACTAAATCAGAAGCTGGTCTAGTTAAAGGTTCAACTCTCAGTCTTTCATAGTCAAACAATCTAACAAAACTAATTCTAAAATCAGTACGTCTAATTACACTACCACCTACGTTAGTACTTGCTGCACTGCTAGGAATAGTAGTATCACCTGTAGGTTCAAGGTATAGCGTAGTTGTTTGTAAATCTCTGACTCTATACACACCATCTACACCAGCATCAGCCCCTGTAGTATCTACTCTAACGCCATACAGATTAACAAGATCACCGATAGAAACACCTGTCCAAGTAGCATTACCTACAAGTACCAAAACTCCAGAAGAAATAGCGTAAGACTGAGCTACTTGTGGAGACTGTCCTTGTAGAACTTGCTGACCTTGCACTCTTGACACTAAACCACCGTAAGAAGTTGCTGTAACAGCAGAACCCCAAATAACAGTAAAAGTAGTCGCATTAACTACAGAGGCAACAACAGTCGCAGTAGTCAAGTTAGCAAAGTTGGTTTGATCTCTAACACCGTTTGTTACGATATAGTCACCAACAGTAAGTCCATGATTGCTTGCAGTAATAACAGTAGCAGTCGTGGTACCTGTTTTTGCTACGGATACAATCTTAGCATTAGGTACAGACAACCCTTTCAAATTCTTAGCTTTGAATCTAAGTTTATATAACAAGTCAGGGTTTGGAACTACTTGAGCAAAAGCGGCGCGGCTTGATTGCTGAGAAATAGCATCAATACCTACATCCATCCATTGTACTCTATCAGCTTGTTGTGAAACAACATATTGAGTAGAGGGTCTTGCTGTATAGTTTAGAGCAGTAGCTACAGGAATAGAAGAAGATGTAGATGAAACAGTAACAGAATGCGACCCGTTAATCGTACCACCAATCGGAGTAGCATCCCCACCTTCAGACTTAACATAGAACGAAGCATTAGTACTACTACCGTTCTCGAAGATCATTGAAGTACCGTTTGTAGCCCATGACACAGCATCACGCACATAAACAAACGCACTAGCTGGCGAGAATGGCCCGACTGTCAATGATCCGATAGTACCCTGCGGCCCTGCTGCACAAGTAAATTGAGTAAGCGTAGGCGTTGTAGCAACAACAAGAGCAGAGTAGTTAAGTCTTGAATCATTACTTACCCCATAAATACCAATACGCATACCAACTTTTAAGTTGTGGTTAGTTGTAGTATTTACTGTAAGTGTAGATGTAGCTTGTTGGATATTTAGAATCTGGACTTCCATCGGGCCTGATGGCGGTACGCCGGATTCGTCCTGATTAATAATAGCTAACGAAAGTTCTTGCCCATAAGTTCTTTGGGAAGTATGTAGCCCTACCCCCAAGTCAATAGGCATTTTGAAAATTGCATCACTTTCAATATACGTCTCAGTACCAGCCGTTAATGGGTCAAGTGACAGAGTTAAATAACTTGCTCCACAAGCATTACCTTCTAACTGAATCAAATCCCCGGTTGCTTTAGAATAAGAAGGCCAATTATTATTAGGCCAAGACTCCATAGCATCACGAAGTTTGTTATTAAAGTTCTTAACTTCGGAAGCTGCTACTCTAAAGTTACCATAGTTAGTAAGAGCTTGAGGGAATGGTTGCAAATCACCATAGGTAGTATTCAAAGATAATACAGTAGTTGCAGATACCCCAATATTCTTTACTGTAACTCTGGCATAATTAGCATTAAGTTGAATACACTCGCAAATATCTTTTGATTTTGCTCTTACAAACTCACTCTTACTTACAATATTTACACCAGCAGCATCGATAGCTTGTTCAATTGTAACTCTGATAGGTTGATCACAATCAATCAAAACTTGCAAAGCTGGTTGATTAAATACATCTTCCCAACCGCCAACAAAAGATGCTCCTGCTGCTAGATTAGTTGTAGTATTGTTAGATGTTGAATTATAGTACAGTTTAGATGTTAAAGTTGTCCTTACAGGAACACCATTATTGATACCTTGGATTGCTTGAGCAAGAGTGCCAGAAGTACCACCAGCGGTTACATCTCCACTAGCACCGCCACCTCCACCACCACCTCCAGATACAACCAAACTACCATCAGCGGTTACTTTCAGCGGTACAGTAGTTCCAGAAGTTCCACTAACTAAGCCTTCAATAAGTGTAGACATTAATTATTCCTTATGTTATTATTACTATTACAACTTACCTTCTCTTATTGAAGAGAATTAAATTAATACTCTTTAGTAAGAAAAGGTAAGTACCCGAAGATACTTACCTTATGCTACATTAAGGAGTAGTAGCCTTCACTACGAGAGCAGGACGACGCAGAACGTCGATGTAGTTACTTTCTGCTTCAATATCAATACCGTTACCTTTAGGATCACGATAAGTCAGCATGTACATTTCTTGAGCAGTCGTATTAACAAATTCCATCTTCTCCATAGGAGCGTAATAAGACATGAACATACCATCAACACCGTTAGGTACAAAGTATGCTTCTTTAGCTGGAATCTGACGAATACCACCCAAACTAGAACGAACTTCAATGAAAGTTACATTCATGTAGTAGAAGGTGCGATACATGCTCAAACCACCCAAACGCTGACGCAGAGGCTCTTGAACAGAAGCGTAGTAGGTATAAGCAGCTTGAATCTTGTTATGAGCAATCAAAGCAGAGAAAAACTCAGGAGAAGCATAACAAGTAATACCGTTAGGCATACTATCGTTAAACATATTGTCTTGGATATGAGCAATAGCTTCTTCAACTTTAGCTAAAACATCCGTACCGGCAGTACCAAGAGCAAAGTCAATAACTTTACGGGTAATACCGAAATCGGTATAGAAGTTATGAACAATACCAGAAGTACCGGGGAAGTATGCAGCGCCATCTACAATAGTTTTGAAACGAGAAATTTCATGTGTAACATCAAAAGACTTACGAATCTTCAGCATCTTACGAGCAAGGGCAGCAGCTTCAGTCTCAGGGGCAGTTAAATTGCCGTAAGCAGATTTACTTTGCAAATCAGAAGGAGCAAGAGCTTCTACAACAGGGTGACGACCGATATTGAAAGAATGAATCTTACGAACTTCACCATTAAGAGTGTTAGGTTTAGCACCCCAAGCAGTATCAGCAATCAGGGCAAGTGTTCCGTTCTGCTCTTCAAAAGTTGCAGTACGGGTACTCAGGAATTCATTTTGGAACAAACCAGAATCATTCAACAAAGTATTACTTGCTGGTACAAGAGCCAGTTCTTGTGTATAATCAACAACCTCAAAGTTGTTACTAAACGAACGAATAATAGGCATATTATTTCCTTATAATTATAAATTAACCACCGCTGGTAAGGACTTGAATACCTTTACCGTCAAGAACGTCATAAGCAACAAGTTTGTCAGCATCGTTGTAAGAAGCATCAAAGTACAGACCAGCAGCATTTACTTGAACAGGGCCACGGAACAGAACAAGAATCTTGGTATCAGTGGCAGCAGGAATAGCTTTATCTTCGATAACGATAGCAAACGGAGTTTGCGAACCATCAACAGCAGTATCTACAGAGATTTTTACTTTACCAGAGGCAGTAACTTTACCAAGTACGTCGCCAATCTTGTAGGTCTTAGCGGCAGCTTCGTTAGCTGTCAGTACAGCACGGCAATACCCCGGAAGTTCTTGATATTCACCTTTTACGGTGTTGCTAAATCTTTGGTTTTCACTAGCAATAACAGACATTATTTATCCTTTTTAGATGTGTGGAATTGAGCTTTAAGAATATCGGCTACAAGATTGACTTGAGCAGGCTCTTTCTCTTCAGCGGAAGCGCCTTTTTCTACGAACAGTTCATCTACAGCAGCTTTTGATTCTTTAGTAATCGCAGCAAGAGCTTTAACTACTTCTTCAAACTCTGAATCTTCTTTAACAAGAAGAGCAGCTTTAGCAATAACAGTAGCTTTATCTTTACCAACTGCTTTTTCAATCTTTTCAAAACGAGACTTTTTAATAGCCTCTTCTTTTTCTTTCTCAAACTGTTTGATAGATTCAAGAGCTTTTTGGAGTTCAACTTTCTGATCTTCCAATGCTTTTTGAAGTTCTACGAAAGCAGCTTTAGCAATAACTTCTTCCTGCATAGATTTCTCCGAATTACTTTTAATAACAGAGGCTTTACCAACCTCAACTTCAGTATTCTCAACGAGATTAGTTTCTGTTGAGGTATCAGTAGCCTTCGCTACAGATTCTTTTTCAAATGCTTTTTCTACAATCTCTTGATCTTGTAGTAGCATCAAATATTGATCTTCTTTCAACCCTGAAAGATATTTAGCCAAAAAACCTTCTTGCAAGGCAGTATTAGCTGATTTAAGGATTTCAAAATTAGAGAGCTTCTCTTGCATATACTGCTCGTATTCGTCAGCTTCATCTTTTAGATAAGTTGCTTTAGGCTCAAAGCCGAACAATCTAACAAGCAGTTCAGCATCGGATTCCCATAGTCCGAAGAACTTTTGAAGGAAATCTTCAATATCCATCGTTACTTTAATTTGAGAGGCTTTCTCTACAAACTCTGGGGAATACTCTTCAACTGCCTTAATAACTAAAGCCTTATCTCTTCCATTAGCAGGCCCACCGCAGGCTTTACCTACTAAAGCTAAATGCGCTTTATCTCCGCTAAAATCAATATCAGTCAAGGCACGTTTGGCCTTTCTTGTCTTTTTAACTTGTTCAGTCATTAATATCCTCTTCTATTTGATAAGGTGTAGCTACAGCTCCAATACTTACCCCGTTGATTTCTCCGCTTTCAACCATTTCCCATAAAGTATCATCAGTAACTTGCAAAGTAACTAACCAAGCGCCTTTCTCTACTAATTCTTCCCCAAGCATCATATCTACAGGCGCTTGATAACTTTCTATTACATAGAAAGAATTAGTATTAAAGGAATGAAATAAATTACTTTTTGGTTTATTCTGATTGAAAGATTCTTTAGCTTTTCTGATTTCATCTACAGAGGTATAATCACCGTGCAAATCAACACCCGGAGCCATACAAACATAAGTTACCTGTTTAAGTAACTTATCTGATTTTTCAATTTCTGTAGTATTTCCAAAAGCAGCCTTTAGATGCCAAGGAAAACTACCTTGACTCTTTTGTAGCTTTTTTAATTTATCTTCGTATTGATTTACTGCGTTGTTTGCAATAGCAAACGATTTATCTTCTTTACCTGATTCTTTAAACACACTATTGAAAGTAGCAACAAATATTTCTTTTACCTTTTTAGATTTATCTTTCATAGCAGCAGGTAAATTACTCATGCTATATGGCATAGTAAAACCTCTTATTAACTATATTTAATATAGTCTTAAAATTATTGCAAAAGATTATAGCAAATAAATATTAAAATATCAAGGAGATAATATTATTATTTAAATCTTATTTGATCTTCTATCTATTAAACCTTGTTTTGCTAGGGCACTAGCTTTAAGAGCTTCTTCTTCTCTAATCTGTAAATGCGTTTGCCTTACAGTTAGCTCTGAGATGATAACCTGCAACTTACTTACCTCTTGTTGTAGTTGCATAACTTGTTGATGCAATCTTTGATTTTCATCTCGCAAGGATTGAATAATTGCTGTTGTAGCAGCAGCAATATTAGCTTCAGTTGTATCTTTATTCCACCATACACGGAACTTACTAAGTAAGCCACCGAGAATGAATAAAGCAGCAATGATAGCTCCTGATATAGTTCCTGCATTGTCTTGAATCTCTATCATATCTTTCCTTATTTAGAACCAAGAGGTAAAGTACTTAAGTACCTTAACACCTTATTCTTTACCCCACTACCTATGTAATAAACAGAACCATCTGTTTTACGTTTATGGAAATAAACGCAGTATTTTCTATCATTCATTTGCTAGTCTCGCAGTCACCATATTAAGATAATAGGCAGGATTAATGACTAATTAATCTTTTCGGGAGCTACCCTAGCCATTACCTTTAAACTTAAGATTTGTTTTCCATATTCATTGCTGAACTATCGCCTCCAGCAACAGAGGTGCTTGTACCTTCACCTGCTGTTTTATAACCATCTCCGCTTCTTGAGGTTTTTTCTGGAAGTAAGGCTTCCCAATCATCTGATTCTGTCATTGGATCAAGACCAAGCGGTGTTCTAACAGCATTGATAACATCAAGGTCTTTCGTTAGATAACCAACAGCACCAATACGGGAGACATATTTGCTAATTTCTTCCAATGATTGATCAGATACACTATCAAAATCTAGTCTTGGCATCCTAGTAGTATCCCATTCGTTAATCTCGTAGATTTGCTGAATTAATTGTTTATTAATTTCATCCGCTACGGAAGTAAGAAATTGTTCTACAAAAGCCCCAATCAATGTTTGTTTAGCACTTGCTAAGTTGTAGCTTCCTGTATTGCTTGTACCAAGAATAAGGAGATCAGCGAACAAAGCAATATGAATAGCATCACGGTAATATTTTTTGATAGTAGTTGTATCAAAAGATTTCTTACCTACAGATTCGAGCAGGTCTAAGCTAAATAAAGGTTGTCTAGTCTCAGGATCTGTTGCACTAGGTAGAATAATCCCCGATTGCGATCCTTGTTGCAGATTATTAAGCATTTGCATATAGTATTGGTAAATGCTCTTTTGTGCAGGAGTAGCTTCACTGGACATATACTGTGCTGGCATAGTCAAAAGTGGGATACCCTGTAAGTCTTTAGAAAGCCCTTGGGCTTCAATCTTTTCGATCTCAGTGAGAAATTTCCAAGATACATAAGCATCAATTAGAGGAGACTTACCAACAGGACTTCCACAATGTTGTCCAACTCTAAACAATAAGAATTTTGATCTAGGAAGATCAACAACATTCCCTTTATTAGTGAATCTTCTAAAATTATCCTGTAATGCTGTAATATTTTGTCTTACCCCGATTACATCATTACCATCTTCTGAGAAATGGAACTTTGTAATACTTCTTTGGTTCCTGAATCCAAGTCTTTTAATACCAGCAATTTTCCTTGGAGAATCCTCTTGTGGAATATATACTTTTTCAAAAATACTAAAGCCATAAGTATAAGCACTACATACTTCTGTTAAAAAATCATTAAAAGATTGGTCTTTCATATTCTTCAACCAACCTTCAATCATTTCTGCTTTTTTCTTTTCACTTTTAGTAGCATTAACAGGAGGTTTAATTTTCCATGTACTTTTACTTGCAATAAGCTCAAATAACTTAATACTTGAAGCTACAGCAGAGTGATAAGACATCTCTTTGAATGTAGCTAAAGAAGCAGGGAAATTTAAAGCAGATTTAAGTTCGTCTTGCGGAATACCAGAGAAATTATTATTAGCTATATACCCAAGCTCTCCTAGTCTAAAAGCTGAAGGAGTATCATAAGGATTTAATGCTTTATTTATTTCTACGGCTTCAGTTTTAACCTTTGTTCTTGGCATATTGCTCTCTTTCATAAACCGAAAATTCAATAAAATAAAACAGAGAGTATCTTGTAAGTTAATACAAAATATTCTCTGTGACATATATTTATTGAATGTTATTAAATATGTTCTCTGTTGATAAATCTGGAAGAGTGAAGTCTGGGATTACAATACCTTTTGCTAAATGATAAAATGCATCACTAGTGGCATCTGCACGATCATCATGTGTTTTACTATTAAATTCTGTGGTTTCTAATTCAGAAACATACTCTTCTGTCCAATCAGATTTAACAATTGACACAAAACCTGCTTCGGCTACAGAAGCGAACGGTAGAAATCTTTGTAACTTTCCCTTTTCAGGTCTAGTGAGTTTTACGGTATAACCAAGCTCGGCTAAACGTCTTGCTAAGTCTCTGCAGTAAACTGACGCGGTGGCTCCCGGATCCAAGGGTACACTAACTACAGTTTCGTACCCATCTTTTACTGCTGTTTCAAAGATTTTTTGTTCAACTTCATGTACTCTTTTTCTTAATGTTACAACATCCTCTACAGTATAGTGACTATATTCATCTTTTGATATTAGGACACCTGCTGTAGCATCTACTCGTGGTCTTGATTCAGATGGCTCAGAAAACGCAAGGTCCCAAGCACGTACGCGGCGTTTTGCTAAAATATTTGGGCGATCTACAAAACTCACCCATTCTCGCTTAAAGAATCCACTACTCTGTTCTTTTACCCAAGCACCATGCAGCAGTCTCTTGCTCTCTGTAGGAGGGAGGGCTTTTAATGTAGAAATATAGTCTTTATTTTGTTCCAGACCTACAGGGTTATCGAAAATAGACCCCGGTATGAAACGATAGGATTTAACAGGCGAATCACCTCGTTTATCCTTAGGGTATACTGAATATGCTTCTTCTTTGTCGTCAAAAAATTCTAATTTAAGTCCGTCACGAACAAAGTATCTTTCAGGGTAATACTCTCTGCGGACAGGGATTAAATGTTCGTCTAACGAGTGTTCAACAAACTGCATCAAGAACGAACTTGGCTCTGGGTTACAAGTTGCAAAGGCTTGAAGCGGATAATCTACGCGCATAGAACGCAATCTGCTTAATGCGTAGAATACATTATCAGAAGATAATTGCTGGCACTCATCTAGCAAAATACGACTAAACTCTTTCCCCTGTAAATTCTGTCTATCTTTTGGAGCGTCAAGATAAGTAAATTGTAATTCAGCGCCAGACGAAAATACAATAGTTAAATCTCTAGTCTTAACCTTCATTTTTGGGTCAATCTTAGAGTATAGATTGATAGCCGCATCAAACAATCCGCCACTTCCTGATAACATCTTGGTCGTTTTGCGGATGAGGATTGCGCGTGTTCCGGGATGGTGTATGATAGGCAACATACTACCTAATAAACACATTGATTTTCCAGCGAAAGCTGCGCCACCATATATGGTAAGCCATGAATCGGAATTTAAAAATTGCTCCTGCGGCTTAGACACAGGAGCAAAGACTACGTTATCATAGTTTGCCAATTATTACCTCTCTTTAAATCTATTCGACCCTCCAAACCTAGCAATCTAAGGGTGTAATTACCTTTTTCAATCCGTCGATCTATCCTTGCTTTAAAACTAATTACTCCACTTCAGGGTTAATAACTGTTAGACTAAATACAGGCGCAGAAGGTTGTTGTATCTCTTCCCCTGCTTCGTCACCCGAA